TTTTCATTACGGACCTGCGTAGTTCCAGTCATCCGAACGAAAATCCCACAATTCAATGCGAATCTGGCGCATTTCTTCTTGATGCTTCTTTTCAATTTCGTAATTCTTTTTGTAAACACGCGAGCAAGCGCGACAAAAACGCTGTTTTGCCCAAAAGTAAGTATTTTCAGGCGTGTATTCATGTCCTTGTGGGCAGTGCGTTTTTCTTAGATTATTAGGGGCAACGCCAACCCCGCGGCGAATATTTTCACCGCGAGTTACCGGCTCAAGGTGATCTGGGTTACAGCAACCAGGATTTCGACAAAGATGGTCGATATCTAATTTTTTGGAAATTCGTTTTCTAAGTAGTGTGAATACCAAACGGTGTACGGCCCACGCTTTTTTACGCCAACTCACAGAGCCATAACCAGTCTTTTTATCTTTGAACGCGCCTACCCAAATCCAGCAACCAGAGTTTGGCTCTGGTATAATATCCTGCTCCACAATTTTTGGTAGTCCAGTCCAGCTCATATTTTCCTCTTTTCGGAAATAAACCAATGCTCGCAATCTTCTACGGAACACCAGCCACAGAGTCCAGATTTGCGTTTTTCCCAGTTGCCTGTTTTGCGTTTCTCGGTGATGAGGTTCATCAGTCGGTTAATTTCAGCCCACGTCCCTTTGAAATCCGAAAGATCGTGCATCCGACCAGTATGATCGTGTTTGAGATACACGTACCGACCAATAATAGTTCGTAAATTTGGATACTTAGCCTTGAGCAACAAGGCGTTTGTTTGCAACTCAAATGGATCCTCGTATTTAGGATCAGATGTTTTCCAATCGGTCAATAGCGCCTTATCGTTAAGCATGACCGTGACATCGTTTTTTCCCCTAAACCAAACATCATTATCCCAGAATCCAGTTGCACGTCCGCCGCTGGTCATGCCTAGCTTTTCTTCGCAGATGACTTGGTACTGATCGAACGGAGCAGCGTGCTTTTCCCAGTCTCTCATTTTATCAGGAAGCACTTTGCCTTTACCGACACGCTTTTCCATCGCGTCGTGAACCTCGTTGCCCCATGTCATTTCGGGGGTTTCGCGATAGACCTGATCTTTCTTAATGTACCTGCGAAACATGGCGTGTTCGCAGTTGATGAATCCCTTGAGATTCGTAAACGTACCAATAAACGGCCGCCGATCGAGGAAAGCCGGGATGTCGCCTGGATCGGCGTCTTGGAGGGTCATCGGCGGTCGCTCTCGTAATCGTTGGTCGCGACGAACCACGCTAAATAACCGATCGCTGCCAAGCCGATCAGCAATGCAAACACTCCAAGCACACTCATCCAAATATCTTTCCAAGCGCAGCGGCAATCTTCTGCCTCGACTTCTTCGGCAACTTCTGCAATCCAGCACCGATCGAGAGCAGCGCGCCAGATTCTTCCTCGGACAAGCTGCCGATCTCCAGCAACATGCTGATAGGCAGCCTCATTTCCTTGACGGCGCGCGGTTTGCGCGCTTTGCGCTCCTTCTTGGGAGCGGGTGCGGCTTCCTTGGCCGGCGCCGTGCCATTGGTGGCACCCTTCTTCGGCGGTATCTTCCGCTTCTTCTTTTCCTTGCCCGCCGAAGGCGGGTCGCCTTCAACAGGTGGTTGGCCTTGCTTGAATTCTGCAAAGGGATCACTCATTGCTCAGTTCCTTCCGGTTAACGTCTTGGGCGTCATGAACATACCCGTCACGAGGATTGATGAAGGTGGTTCCTTCGGCGACCGCGATCGTAGCGGTTGCGCCAAGGCCGCCACTGACAACCGAGATGGTGTCGCCCGGAGCGTAAGCCGGCGGTACATCCTCGATGTAAGTCGTAATATCGACTGGCAACCCATCGACGCGAGCCTGGAGCTTGGTCACCAACTCGGCCAATTCCCAGCGCTGGGAGATTGTTGCTCGGATGCAGATTTTGTCGCCGTCGTCCACAATGCTATACACGAGGTTCCTCCTTGATGTCTGCTCGCCGCTTGAAATCCTGGCAGCGGAATCGCGCGTCGGTTTGCTCGCCGTAGTTCAACGAAGCGGCATTCCCACAACGTCCGTTCCACTCGCCTTCCTTGATCCAAGGCCCGGTGCAAGTCTCGCAACAGTTTGGCGGCCATTTTTGCCAAGAAGGAATCATACTGGTATCACCTCTTTGCAGGAGCAGAGCCACGACATCCCGACCGACCATTGATGATGCGGCCAACCAAGATCAGGCACGGATATGTGCCAACCGCACATAAGAAAGTCCAGAACGTGCTCGTGGCGGATCTCACTTACTGTACCGTTGGGATAGCGTGGCCTCGGCATCTAGGGGAATCCCTGGCAGCCAGTCAGGCGTCTTGCGAAACTCGGCTAAAAAATCTTGAGCATGCTGCTCTTGCTGTCCATCGTTGTCAACAAGAATCAGCAGCTCATCGTAGGGCCAGTTGAGAATCCGAAAGCCCTTGGCGGTGATGCGGTTCATTGCCTGTGAGACAATCACGCGGCTGACAGCTTCGCAAATATTTTGCACCAGTTTCGAATCCCACATCTCCTTCCAGCCGTGGCGCGTCCGCATCCGCCAGAAGCCGCTCGACTTGAATTCGTGTACATCCTCGTCGGGGCCGGGAATATGCCATTCCAGCGTATCATAAATCAGAGGCTGACCCGCGGGCAAGTAAATCCGATGATCGCGGATCGTTAGCGGTCCCCATTGCATAGTGGAGCCTTCGGCCAAGCGTCGTAACGCCAACTTGGCCTGTCCCCAGTAGCCAGTGTTGCGATCGCAGACCTTGGGATGTGTGCGACGGAATAGGTCAACCCACCGATCTGCATCGTCACGGCTTAAATTAACCGGCGGGCCGTACAAACCGACTCGCGCCGTCTTTTGAAACTTTTCGCCGGCCGCACCGTAAATGCACATGAGGTTAGCTTGCTTGGACATGCCCCGCTTTTGCTCCATCTCCAGGCGCCGCGGATCGTTCTTAGTTGGTTTGTAGATGCGCTCGCCGTAGAACTCGCACGCGCCGGGAAGATACGGGTCCTCGCCGTTGCGCAATTGCTCGATCACATCGTCCTGTCCTGCCAGATACATGCAAACCCGGAATTCTATTTGCGAGGCGTCAACGGGAGCGAGCAGATAACCGTCGGGCGCCAGGATGGCCTTGCGCATGTCGGAGCCGCGCTTGAAATTGAGCCAGTTGGCGCCATCCCCCCCTGATACTCGCAAAGTACCAGCGCCAGCGTATTTGAGGTAAACACACAGAGGTCCCCTAGTGTCCATCCAGCCCAGGGTTTCGGCGCGGGTTTGCATGAGCGTTGATTTTTCACCTAGCCTCGCTTCTGCCAGCGCGCGAACGCGAGGCGAATCATGTTCGCGCAATTCTTCCATGAATTGATCAGTCTTTGCAAAACAAAAAATTGGGCCGCGCTTTCCTTCCTTCGTTTTTGGTTCAACTCCCTCTGCGCGTAATAAAACAGCGAACTTCTCGGCGGACTGCAACTCGCTTGCGGCAATCCCCAGCTCCTTGAGGCGCGCGGCCTTGCCATGTTCTTCCCTCTCCCAGATTCGCGCCAACATCTCGGTGTCGGCGCGCAAAACCGGATTCACAAACATGCGGATCACGGTGTCCATCACCGTGAATTCTTCCTTGGGGATTTGCGGGCCGAGCTTCTTGAATAATTGCCACGTTAAATCTACGTCGTGGCAGGCACCATCTGCGACTTGTTGCTGTACGTTGTGAGGCACCTCGTGCCAGTGCTTGCCGCGGAAGGCGTTGTAAGGGACGGTTTTAGCGGCTAGTCCGAAGTGCTTGGCGAGAGCGTCGAGGCCAACACTGAGATGGTTGCCCAAAAGTAAGCGGGCACAGGAAAGAGTATCGAGGTAGAGTTTTGGAACGATGCCGTAGTGATGCGAGAGGATAAGGCCATCGAACTGGGCGTGATGGCAGATGATCGCGGTGTCGCTCCAGTCCTCTTGCGCGAAGATGTAACGCGCTTGCCGGTCGTCATACCATTTGGGATCGGTGTCGGCACTCCACTTGACGGCCCAGCCGTGGCACTCGAAGCGCTTATCGCGCACGTATGCCTCGGTGGTCATTTTACTTAGAGTGTATGATTCAGAATCGAAAAATGTTTCGGCGTCAGCACAAATGATTCTCACAACCGCACCAGCCGGTAAATCGAGCCGTGCCCTTTGGTCGAAACAATCTTAAGCGGCGGCTTGAATTGAGCCAGCTTCTTATTCACGTAATGCGTGGTGGTAGCGACGATCTGGTGGCAGTAATTGTCACCGTTGCGGTTGGAAAAAATCCGCTCGCGGATGGCCTGATGGCTGATACCGTCCGGGGATTTCTTAAGCAGGTTGAAAAGTGCTTGTTGGTTCGGTCCCATGTGCACCACCTTGCCCTCGAAACCGACGAGATCCGGCGTGAGCTGGCCGCAACAGGGGCAGCGGTAGTTTTTCCTTGAGGCCATCACTCGCGCCGCAAAACCGAGTCGTAGGCGTAAGTGGTGAGACCGACCAGGACCAGCCAGATCAGCGTGAAGGTGAGAGTTGTGATCATGACCGTCGATCCGGGTGCCAAGTGTCGGGCCGCGACTGCCGCCGGCAGACCAGCCAGACGGAGAGGATCACGCCTGCGGCAGACAAGAAGTGGGAAGCGAGGAAGTAAATCATTTGGGCACTCCAATTGCTTTGCTGATGGCAGCAAGTGCTAAACGAACTGCGTCGCCGTAGGCATCAATAGTTTCCGCGCCGTCGTCCGCCCTGAGAAAAGACTGTAATGCAGCAAGCAAATCCGGTGCAGCAGCGATCAGCCGAGCATTGTCGGCGCTTTCGGACGTGATTCGATTGCCTGGTCTAGCAGACCGAGTATTATAGTAACTGCCATCGTGAACATCGTTTTCAGAAACGCAAATTCTGTCTCCATATCCAAAATTGGGGGCTCTAATAATCCAGCCTCCCATACACTCAGAGACGATCCAAGGCCCAGGCGTGTGCATATCACTCTCCCCAATTAAACTGTTTCCCGTTCCGCAACTGGCTCTCGACGCCGGCACATACATTGACATACCGTTTCCACACCGGACCCGGAATAGCTTTCGATTTCTGCTTGCCGGCGATGTGAGCGGCCGTGCGCGGTGGCGTCTTGCCCCACTCCATCCAGTTTATCGAGACGACGCTGTACCCGGACAGCTCCGAGAGTTTTTCCAGGGAAAGGCCAAGGGCTTTTCGCCAAGCGCGCGCCTGTTCGTGAGGCTTGATGCTCATGACTCACTCTCTACCATGCGCGAGCAAGCCTGTCAACCATAAGAAAAGGCCCCGCCTTTCGGGCAGGGCCAAGTTTGGGTAGAAGGGAGTAAGGACAAACGAGATCAAAGGTCCACGGCCGAAGCGTAGCACAACTTTCTTGACGGTCAAGTGACTTAGGGACAGAATGAAAAACCCCGCCACGAGGGCGGGGTTGGGTTCTGAGCGGCTGGATGAGCGGTGTTGCAGCTCCTCATTTAGCCGAGCACCCCCACTTTGTCAACGGGTTGTCGGCATGTCCAAATCAAACTTCTTAGACGCGCGTCGCCGTAAATTCCTCGAATCCGAGCCGGCCAAGCAGGCAATGGCGGCGGCCAGCGATATGGACCGCATCTTTTTCGAACTGAACCCCACCCGCAACTATCACCTGCGCCCGCCGATCCTCAACGAATTCCCGCCGGACGATATCGTTAAGTCCTTTCCGGGCGAGATCGAGACGTTTTTTGTCGTGGTGTGCCAGATCACTCGCGGTGTCCGCAGCAGGATCTTAACGTCAAGTCCTGGTACGCCTGATATCTACGAATCCGACGAGGAAGAATTCGCGAAAGCTTTATGGGAAGGCATAATTGAAGGCAACGGCTACGCGGTGTTGCCGTCATGAGAGAGGACGCGCTGAAATATGCCGGCCGCGGATTCCGCGTGCTGCCGCTCGTCCCTAAAGGCAAAAAACCCACATTCAAAACCGGAAAACTGCACGCCGCGGCGAGCCGCGAGCCAGCCAAGATCGACGAGTGGTTCCCCGACGACACGCGCCGCAATCTCGGTACTGTTGCCGGCCCTGACGAGTTCGACGGCCGAGGGCTGTTCGCGCTTGATGTGGACGGCGCCGATGGGGTGGCAGAACTGGGCCGACTTCTGGGCGCCGAGCGCCTAATTCCCACCTGGCGCGTCCGCTCGGGTCGCGAGGGCATAGGCGAACACGTCTATTACCACGGCAAGGTGAAGTCATCGTCGGCGAATGGTCTAGAGGTGCGGTCGGAGGGCAAGATCCTCGTCCTGCCGCCTTCCGTGCATAAGAGCGGGCGCCGGTACGAGGTCGTGCAGCCCGAGCGGCTGATCGCCGATGCCCCGGAATGGCTCATAAAAATCCTTAATGAGCGTGAGAGCGCGGGCGGGAAACGAGAACGAAAGCAGAAAGCCGCTACTGTTCCTAATTCGGTCGTGCCCGAATACTTGCGGCTGAGTGTGCTGCCGCGGTTGGCCGATCGCGCGGCAGCAGATTTCCTTATTGTCGAGCCCGAGGATTTGCTGGCTGCGGCTGCCGTGTTGCCCAATCCAGACCTGCCATGGGAAAGCGAGGAAGGCGGTTTCAACGAGATCGGACTGGCCTTCTGGCGGGTCAGCGGAGGCCAGATGTATGGCCTGGAGGCGTTCAAGATCGTCGCGGCCAAGTCGAAGAAATGGGACGGCGGCAAGGAGTGCGAGGAACGCTGGGCAAATTACGCGGTATCACCGCCAACCGATTACACCTTCGGCTCGATCAAGTTTTGGATTTGGAGGGTCATTCCAGGCTGGGAAGTGCCATCACGCGAACCAAAAGCTATCCAGAGCAAAGAGGTAGCGCCGGAACCTGAAGCAAAACCGCAGGCCGACGACTTTTTTAAGCCTGAAGAAGGAAAAGTAAACGGCCACGCCACGTTAGCACAATTTTTCAAAGACATAGATTTAGACAAGCCCGGCAACCCCCTAATAAAACTTAACGAAAAGTTCGCCGTCATAGGCGATTTAGGTGGCAAATGCCTTGTCATGTCATGGGTGGCCAGCAAGGTCGATCGCGCAGTGAATGTGCCGTCTTTTCAAACATTTAAGAGCTTTACCGAACGTTTTGGACACAAATACATCATGGTCAAGCGCGATGGCAAAGACGGGGAGGTGGTCGAAGAAGCCAAGCAACTCGGGGCTTACTACCTCAAATGGCCGCACCGCCGCACCTTCGAAGGGATCGACTTGGTGCCGAACGGCGAGCGCGAGCTGCCCGGCAAGGTGCTCAATCTGTGGCAGGGGTTCGCGATCGAGCCCGCCGCAGGCAGGTGGCCGCTCATGCGGCGCCATATCCTAGACGTGCTCGCGGCCGGTGACGTGGCCTCGGCGCGCTACATCGTCGGGTGGGCCGCTTGGAGCGTACAGCACCCCGGTGAGCGCGCGGAGGCGGCACTGGTGCTCAAAGGGGGCAAGGGAAGCGGCAAGGGCACCTTTGCCGACGCCATGCGCCAGATATTCGGGCAGCATGGCTTACATATTTTCAATTCAAAGCACCTTGTCGGCGCCTTCAACGGGCATCTGCGCAATTGCCTTTTCCTATTTGCCGACGAAGCGTTCTGGGCCGGCGACAAACACGGCGAGGCGGTGCTGAAGGGAATGCTCACCGAGCCGGTGCTCATGATCGAGCAAAAGGGGATCGACGCTACCGCCTGGAAGAACAGGTTGCACGTCATCATGGCGGCCAATGCCGAATGGGTGGTGCCGGCGAGCCACGACGAGCGGCGGTATGCCGTGTTCGAGGTGTCGTCGGCGCGCATGAACGATGAAGCCTACTTCGCGGCGTTGCGCGCGGAGATGGCCGGCGGCGGGCTTGCGGCGATGCTTTACGATTTGCTGGCGTTGGATTTGAAGGACTGGCATCCCCGCAAGATCGTGCGCACCGCGGCATTGGCCGAGCAAAAGGCGCGCAGCCTGGATCCACGCCATGAGTGGTGGGAGTCGGTGCTGCAAAGCGGCGTGCTGCCAGGTCGGCGCGATGCCACTCATGGGGCTATCCCGGCGACAACCGTTTATGACCGTGCGCGCGACGATGTTCCTAAGCTAAAAGAGGCTTCGGCGACAGCCTTGGGGAGGTTCCTGAGAGGTTTCGGGGCTGAAGGGTTGCACCGCGAAAATGGTAATTATTGGCGTTTTCCGAATTTAATCGAGGCTCGACGCCTATGGACAATTAAATTCGGCGAGTGGCCATGGCGCAACACTTTGGCCGATTGGCACCCTTAACCCTTCAGGACCCTTCAGGACCCTTCAGTATAAGCCATTGATACTATTATATTCCTGAGGGGTTGAATAGTAATGAATAGTTTAATCTCACACGTGAGGCCAATTCTTGCTTTCTTACCTATGCGGCATAAAGGAGAAAACGCGCATAAGATTCGTGACTGAAAACAAACCCTTCAGTGTTCAGAACCCTTCAGCCGACTAAAAATCCCGCTTGACTCCTCCTCTAGTAGAGAGTAAAGAGTTAGGCGTGACGGGAAAAGGAATGGGAGAGTGATATGCGGAAAGTCAGTTTTGAGCAAGCGTGCGCGCGGTTTGTTCATCGCTACACGATGGACCATGTTCCACAATGGGCGCGGCGGGCACGCGACGACGGCAGTTTTTATGCGCCGCAGTTTGCCAGTGATCGCGAGTGGTACGAGTGCACGATTTTTCCAGGCGAGCCGGGTGTTCACGGCAATAGTTCCCATTGCTACACATCCGGGCAGACGTGGCCGCTCGGGCAATCGTTGGCGCGGCCTTATAGGGGCAAGGCGGCTTACTTGTCGCGCGATGTGGAAACGAATACGCCGCAGATGGTTATCGACCGAGCGAAAGAGGACTTGTGCCTAGTGCAATAGGGGAAAGGACATAGGCCAGAAAACCCGCCATAGCCGGCGGGTTTTTTATGCTTGACTTATGATTTGGATTGGTAGAGAGTAAAAGGATCGAAGCAAGGGAGAGTGACATGGCCAAGATACGCGCGACGTTTACGACAGCGTTTGAGCAATACCGTGACCGTGAGGGCCAAGCGTTCACCATTTTGCGCAAGGTGACTAAGCGCACCATGACGGATGCTGACCGCCTGGAGTATGATGCCGAATGCCTGCCTATGTACAAAATCAGGTTTGCAGATGGCCACGAAACGAGTGCATGGCCGGAAGAAGTCGAGGAAGGCTGGGAAGTGACACGCTTTACGCCAGCGGCGCCAAGCTATGGCGCTTAATGCCGCGCGCCAGCTGTGACACGCCAAGAGGCCGGCTTAACCGCCGGCCTTTTTGTTTTCGGCAGCTGCGAGCGTCTGTGGGGCAAAGCGCCTAGCGTTAAATTTTTTGATATTGGCAGCTCGGCGCTGCCGATCGGCTTTGCGACATTGCTTGGCATAATCGAGATCGGTTTGCGCGCGTGCGACTAGGCGCGCTTCCAGGTATTCCCAGATCCAATTAGGGATGCGCGCGCGACCTCTGCGCCAGTCAACGATCTGTTGATAGTGAACGCGAGCGTCAAAGAACCTGACAAAATCAGCGTGGCCGTGCGAGCATCCTAGGCGCATTACAAGCGTCTCGAAAAGTATCTTAGACCTGTGTTTTGCGAGATCAGCAGGGTGCTCTTGCGGCGCGATGCTCTCTGCGGCTGTGGCCGAATTCGATTCGTCGATTTCCATGCGCGCGACGCTACCCGATCAGCGCCAGGCAGACCACCTCGGCCGTTTGGCAGCTCGCGCCGGTAGCCAATGGCTTGATGTTAGGATTACATTCCAGCTTACTCTGTTACAACACTGTAACTAACCATTGATTTGATTGAAGAATTTTAGGTCAGCATCCTTGACCTATGCTACCCATGCTAGGGTTCGTGCTCTTAGCTGCGTCGGAATGTCGCACCCTGCGCCAGGTCGATTTGAGGTTAGCTAATACCCCATAGGGTATAGTAACCGGCGCGAGTATCGGCCGCGCGAACACGCATCGGCCCACACGCAAGAGAGGAATCTGGGTAGTCCAACCTATGCGGCCCCCGGAAATTTTCCCAAAAATTTTTTGCATTTCCCGCTTGCACTACATTGTAGTTTTCGTTACGTTCGGCGCATGACACTCGGCTCTCACCAAAAAACAATCGGCGCTTCGCAAAACTGGATTACGCCGAAGTATATTCTCGAAGCTCTCGGCTCTTTCGATTTAGATCCGTGCGCCTGCTTCCCGGCGCCGTGGAAATGCGCACAAAATAATTTGTTGGAAAACGGACTTGAGTGGCCATGGGAAGGCCGCGTCTGGCTCAACCCACCGTTCAATCGGTACGAGGTCGGCAAGTGGATCGCCAAGCTCGCGGCGCACGGCAACGGGATCGCGCTGCTGCACGCCAGGACCGAAGCTGCCTGGTTCGAGCCGTGTTGGGAATTTGCTAGTGCAATTTTATTTCTCGCCGATCGATTGTACTTCCACTATCCGAGTGGTGAGCGCGCGGAAGCTAACAGCGGCGCCCCGGCTTGTCTCGTGGCGTTCGGCGATGCAAACGCTTTCGCGCTGTCTAAATCTGGGCTAAAAGGAAATCTTGTCACCGCATGGAATATGCAATGACCCCCAACCTCACATCTTCCCTCAACAAAGCCCTGGACGACCAAATCTCAAAACTGTTCGAGAACCTGATTCTCAATATGATCGCCCCAACCTACAGCCAGGACAAGTCCACCCCGATCCAGCGCTTCGAGGCTGGTTTCAAGATCGCACTCCAGGCTTATGAACAGGCGAGCGCCGTTATCGAGAAGGAGCAATCCAGTGGTTGAATGGATTTCCTTCTTCCCGGAAGTCTGCAAGCACGGCGTCGATCAGCGCTATAAATTCACTTCGGAGAAATTCGAGGATGGCAGCGTGTTGAGTGGAATGACTCGCGCTATCTGCCGCCAGTGTCTCGCCGAGATCGACCTGCGCGCGTGCCTGGAGTATGTTCGGGCGCACGACACCGTGAAGGCTGATGACGAATGACAATTTACACCTACGACAAATCTCAAGGTAAAGTGGTCGAACGCAAACCGAAAGATAATGCGCCGTTCGATTTACTCCCGGCGCCAAGCTTCGATTTTCAGGAGCACCTCGAAACACTGGAATATTGTCGGCGCCTGATGCTCGGCTATCCACTGGAGCCAACCAAATGATCTACCTCGCCCTTTTTCTTTTCTTCTGTTTCATCGCCCTATGCGTTCTCCACGACCGCCACAAACCAAGAATCCTGAAACCCGACGACAACCGCCCCTTCACCTCCGACGAACTCAAGCAGATGGGCATCGTGGCACCCGAGCGCTATGACTGCGAGACGTTTGTGCGATGAACCTTTCCTTGCGCCGCCGGCAACGCCTGCCGAAGCAACGTGGGCGTACGCAATTCACCAGCGGAGAATTCGTCCCGGTGGCCGCGTTGCAAACCGATCGCAAGGGTGGCGAGTGGCTATCGCGCGAGCTGGACGACACAGGTGGCGCTCCACAAATCGGGCGAGATAAACTTCTCGAAGCTTTGAAACGAGAACACGCTTGACTTCCACTACAATGTAGTTTACCCATCCAACCGCTGCTCCCTCGCACACCGCCCCCAGCGCAACGAGGCGAGTAGCAGGCCGGGCGGGAACACCATGCCCTCCCAAGCCCCTCGCCCGGCCTTTTCTTTTTCAGGAGATTCCCATGCAAGCTGGCGAACGAGTGAAGGATGAAACGACGCTTCGACGTTGGTGCGTGGAGCAAGCAACCTTCATTCACAAAAATCAAAATACTGTGAATACGCAGGCCGTGCTTGACGATGCACAGAAACTGTACGAATGGGTCATCAAGACCGATGCCCAGTAAGTATCCGCTGCCAACCTCGGTCAGACTACCTCCCGATCTCAAGGAATTCCTCAAGCGCCACGCCGCGGCCAGTAACCGCAAGCTGGCGGGCCAGATCATTCATATCCTCAAGGAGTGGCGAGCGATGGCGATGCGGGTGAGGGCGAAGTGATGAAGCGGGCAGAGGCACTGTCAATCATTGCGCAGGAGATGGGTAAAGGCACGGAGGATTTTAATTCCCCCTGGCTTCGAGTGTGGGAACGACTCGGGATGATAAAGCTTGATCTGACTCCGCTCACTGAAATGGAGGCATTAGCGTCAGCCATTGGTGCTGCTAAGGACAGTGGGCCACTTACAGCTGTTCGCGTCGCAAGATTTCTTGAAGATCACGGTTACGCGGTAAAGCCGAAATGAAAACCGCCCTCATCACCACCACCATCAACGTCCCCCGTGTCCTCTCCCTCTATCGCGCCTACGATCCCGACGTGATGTTCTTCGTGGCCGGCGATCTCAAGACGCCGGATGAGACGAAGGAGTTCTGCGACTCTTTGGGCAATTGCGTGTACCTGCATCCTGATGAGGACAAGCATTGGAAGTTGGCCAAGTTCATTACGCACAACACTGACAGCCGACGTAACTACGCATTGCTCCAAGCGATGCAGTGGAAGCCAGATTTGATTGTGAGCATTGACGACGATGTTATTCCTATTGGCGAAGATATTTTTGGTGCGTTTAAAAAGCTATTTTATGGAACCGGCGTGAGTGTTGATTATTTAAAGCGCGAATCACCCGTAGAATTTTTACGGCCTTGGGATGGTCTCATGCTTGGTGCGGAAAAGCAGTGGGTAAACCACGGTAGTTTTGCCGTGCCTTTACATCTGGCGCGCGGGCTTCCTTACGACGAGCAGTACGTTTTGCACCCTGGGTTTGTCGTGGGCGCGACGATTGGTGCCGCGCAGGGCATCATTCTTGGTACGCCGGATTCTGATGCCGCAACGGCTATTGCGCAGCGGCCATTTATCACTAGCGTTACTGATATTTTGCGCGAAGGTTTTGTAACTGGCTTGGCATCAAACTCGGTTTTTAACAGTCAGTTTACTATTTTCCGCGGTGAGTTGGCGCCTGCTTTCGCGCAATTTTACTTCGCCCAGCAACGCAATACCGACATATTTTCTTCTTTGCTTATGCGGCGTATTATGCGTCAGTATAACTACTACACGTACTATGGTCCTCCATTCTCGTACCACGCCCGCGCCCCTCGCCCCCTCCTGAAAGACCTCCAGGCCGAGCGCTACGGCGTGGACAACATTGTGGCTTACGCGGACTACCTCAATCGCGCGCCGCTGCGCAAGAACATCTCGGTTGTCGAACAATGCCGGATCCTCGCCCAAGGCTGGAACGGTCCCGAGCTGGAGGCGGCGATGGCTTGGCTCGACGATTGCGAGAAAGTTTTAGCATGACCTGGCGCGTCCATCTCGACAACATGGTGCGCCGCGGCCTGATGGGCTATCGCATGTACGTCATGCGGGAGGACTTCGATCGAAGTATTTCGATGCTTCATGGCGCGCAATTCCACACATACCCGGAAGGCAGCTTTGCGTCCGAGGACGAGTTCTTCCTGTCCGACGAACAACCGGGCATCGACACGCGCGCCTTCCTCCAGGCCATGTCCGACGCTGCCTGGGAGATCGGCATCAAGCCCAAGCAGATCGAGGACAACTCGAACGAGTTGAAGGCGACCAAGTTTCATCTGGAAGATATGCGTCAGTTGGCGGGGGTAAAGAAGTGAACGCAAAGCAACGAACTATAATGCTCGAAAATCTTGCTCGTATGATTGGCAACGAGCTGGATTCGGTAAAGCATATTATCCGCGGCATCCAGTGGCGCACCGACGCCATTATCAAGCATCTCAATGTGAACGTGCAGCCGGACGCGCTGGAGCCAATTGTGAATCCGCCGCCAACTTTTATTAACAAGATCATAACTGAGGCGCGCGGTGATTTTGTAGGAGCCCAGAGCAAAATGCCGAGACGAAAACCGAAACGTAGCCAGCGACGCCGTAGGGTTATCCCGAAACGCGACTTTCGACGGAAGAAGAAATGAACCGCACCGCAATAGCATTTAGTACCTGCGATCGCGTCGAACTGTCCCGCCAGTCGATCGAGCCGCTTTTGGACGACGACAGGTTCGATGTTTTCTGGAATGACGGGAGCAAGACTGACGAGGGCAAACAATTCCACCAGCAGAATCCGCTCGGTTTGAAAGGGTTGCGGTCGCGTGTAACGGGCGGCTCTGGTCCGGCCATTGTCTTTGCGCTCAGCCAGATGCTTGCGGCTTCCGGTTACGACAAGATCGCTCCGGGTACTGCCATGTCGCTCCGATCTCATGGTGAAGCTGCGAAGGGCTACGAATACATTGCTTTGCTTGAAAATGATGTTGTTATTGATCGGAATTGGTTCGACCAGACGATGGTCCTGTTCGAGCAAGGCAAAGCCGATGGCCTCGAAGTCGGTGCCGTCTCCGCACGTTGCTACGAGGACCGCATCCTCATCCAGCGGCCGGGTTATGCTATCTGCCACAATCTCGGCGCCGGCATGATCGTATTCACGCGCGAGGCCGCCGAGCTGGTGCTGAACCAGTATCGGGTGCAGTGGACCAGCGAGAATCGCCAGACGTTTGCCACGCTGACTGGCTCCGACATCGGCAAATTCTGGGCTTTCCGCGGTCAGGAACATTTTCTCGTGGCCGACTGGCGGTGGGACGCCCTTCTCGCCAGCCGTGGCCTCGCCTCCCTCGCACTTACGCCGTCGCCAGTCCAGATGATCGGGCAGATACCGCCGCTCGAACAGCAGGGCCTCACTATCGCAACTGGACCTGTCACTAATCGCATTGATGACAGCATGTTCAATCTGTATCGCAACAACCTCCACAACATCCGCCTGGGCAACTGGAAACTTCCCGACACCCTGTTCCACCGCGATAACAATGGCGGCACGACGATCTTCGCTCACCAGATCGGCGCCATCGGCGGGCACTATCAGGGCAAATGGAAACTGAAGGACGCCCCCGGCTTCGGCCCGTTCGGCTGGATCGCCGACAGTGAGCAGGAGGATTTCGACCCGCGGATATTCATCCCCGTCGCCGGCCCGTGCGAGGTGATGGTCTCGGGCGGCTCCGTTGGCGGCCAGATCGAGATCGTGGACGAGCAATCGGGTTTCAACGCGAGACCCATCTTGCCCGCCGAAGGCGGGTCCGGCACCATCGTCTCCGTGAACCTGCCGGGCAACGTGTCCTACCGCACTATCCGCATTAACATGATGACGCCAGGCTGCTGCTTTTACGGTATTCGAACTCACCACGAGCAGCCGCGTGTGCAGGGCTGGAAGTTCGACTGGAATACTTTGCCGCATGGGAGGGTGGAGTTGTGAAGGCAAATGTTGTTCAATTCATGCGAGGAATATCTTGGATGGAAGAAGAATTGCTGCGGCTTAGGATGCAACAGACGCATGACGAGATCAGAAAAAATCTCAACACGGCTTTGTATGGTGACCGGGAAGGTCAGCCATTACCTAAGAAAACCGTTCGGGAAAAACTTTCCGATTTGAAATGGCGCATACAGGCGGCGTGGTTGGTACTGCGCGGTCGTGCTGATATTTGCTAGGAGTGAAGATGAAAGTTCTAATAACCGGCGCGTGCGGCTTCATCGGTCGCCACTTCGTCAAGCGTTTGCTCGACGACGGCCACATCGTCACCGCCATCGACAATATGTATAGCGGCCAAGAACTCTACGACTGGATGTTCAAGCCCAACGCCTACGATCCCAAGACGCGCTCCGTCCCCAACCTCCAGCTCATGATCGGTGACTGCCGCTCTTTCTTCGCCTCAAGCGGCAACATATGGTCTGCCAACCGCTTCGATCTTGTGATCCATTGTGCCGCGATCGTCGGCGGTCGGGTCAAGATCGAGGACGACCCGCTCGAAGTGGCGATCGACCTTGCGATCGACGCGGAATTCTTCCGCTGGGTCACGAGCAAAAAACCATACCCGAAAGTGGTATATTTTTCATCGTCCGCGGTATATCCGGCAGAGCTTCAGACTAAGGAGAAGCACGTTGCGTTGGCTGAGTCCTACGTGGATCTCAATCAGAATCGCTTTTCGAAGCCGGAAACCAGCTATGGCTGGTGCAAATTAAACGGCGAATATCTGGCGAAGATCGCGCATCATATGCACAAGCTTGAAGTTGCGATTTACCGGCCGTTTGGTGGCTACGGAGAGGACCAAGCTCTGACCTATCCGTTTCCTTCAATCATCAAACGTGTTCGCGACGGGGAAGATCCAATCATGATTTGGGGCAGCGGCGAACAAGAAAGAGATTGGATTCACGTTGACGATATCGTGGAGGCGGTTTTACAGACTTATGATAAGCTCAGTGGTAAAGTGCTCAATCTTGGCACCGGCATTCCAACTTCATTCTTCGAATTTGCTGAAGAAGTGGTGCGCGCGTCTGGCATCTGCGCGGTAAGCGATCCAAGTATTCGCAACGATCCCCTCAAACCCGAAGGTGTTTTCAGCCGTGTCGCCGACATCCACGAGATGTCCAAGATTTACACGCCCAAAATCACCCTCGCCGAAGGCATCGAACGGGCACTTGACAGGGCCAAACCGAAGGTGTAGTTGATTGAACTACATTGGGAGATAGTCGTGATCGTGGCCGACCTTGAACAGCAGGATTGCATCACTTGCGGCTGCATTTTCGGTGTGCCCGGGGGTTTTACTGCGCAGCGCCGGAAAGATAAAAAGACTTTTTATTGCCCGAATGGGCACACTATGTCGTATACCGAAAGTGAGGAAGATAAATTGCGCCGTGAGCGCGATCGGTTGACGCAACGCTTGGCTCAGAAGGACGATGAGATTAAGGATTTAGAGAATCGTCGGCGTGCAGCGTTCGGGCAGGTTACAAAATTGCGCAAGCGAATTGGCAACGGCGTTTGTCCTTGCTGTACGCGGTCGTTTACGAACCTGCGCGAACATATCAAGACCAAGCACCCGGATTTTAAAGCGGAGGCCGTGGCATGATCTTCTGCTACGCACGAGTCTCCTCCATCGAGCAAGCCGCAGACGGCAACGCCTCGATCCCCGAGCAGTTGCGTAAGGGCAAGGCTCTTGCTCAGATGCGTGGCGTAGCCGGCAAGGACGTGATCACCTTCATCGATAAAGGTGTTAGCGGCTCCACACCCCTCGCCTTCCGCCCGCAAGGCAAGGAGATGCTGGAATCGGCCCAATCTGGCGATGTAATTTGCGCCGCCAAGATGGACCGCCTGTTTCGGTCGGCCATCGACGCGCTTCAGACCGCTGAGGAATTAAAGAAGCGAGGCGTTGAACTGGTCCTATTGGACATCGGAATTGACGCGGTGACCGGCAACGGCGTTGGCAAACTGTTCTTCTCGATTTTGGCGGTGATGGCCGAGTTCGAACGCGACCGAATCCGCGAACGAACCGAGGAAGGTCGGCGCGGCAAGCGCGCCCGCCGCGGCTTCATGGGCGGCGGCGTGCCGATCGGGTTCAAGGTTCAGGGCAAAGGCCGCGAGGCCCAGCTTGAGGAAGATGAGCGCGAGCAGGCGGCGATTGCCAAGGTGAAGGAACTGCTGGAAAGCAAGCACCAGCCTGGTCGTATTGGGCGGTACTTGACGAAATACTATCCAACGCGATCTGGAAAGCCTTGGCAATGCGTGCAAGTGCAGCGCTTGATAGCGCGGTTGGAGGCGTGATGCAAAGTTTTTTGTTCACGAAAGACGGCTTTATCAATTTGGATAATGTTTGCTACATGACGCCAGCGCCCGGCGCTGAAGGTTTAACTCATACGCGCATGGTGTGTCCCGCCGTCGATCTCAAGATAGAAATGCCATGGCCTGAAGTTAAGGCAATGATCGAGAAATTGATCAGGGATCAATACGAATACAATATGAAGTGGTACAATCACTCTGCCGCTCAGCGTAAACAGGATTTGGAAGATATGGTAGATAAACTGACGGGGAATCATGGGCGATAGACCGCAAGCAATCCGTATGTACAACGCCGCGTTCGACGCGGTGCGAAACCAGAATTACAAGGACTGGGCCACCCACGCCTTCGGCCTCCTGCAATCCGCCTGCATCGTCGATCCGACCATGGGGCAGGCGTGGGCGGATAATGCGAACTCGAACGGCGATATCAACCGCCTGCACGCCGCCGTCGCCTGCTACCGTCGCGCGTTGGACGGCGATCTCGGCACCGACAAGCAGATCGAGGTTCTATCCAACATTTCCTGGCGCCTGAACCAGCTCGGCGAGCTTGAGGAAGCCTTGAAGTTCGCCCAGATGGCCGTCGACCTTGGTCCTCACGAGGCTTATCCGTGGGTGAACCTGTCCCAAGCCCACGGTGCGTTCGGCCAACGTCTGGCTGCCGTTTCCACCGCTCGCAAGGGTTACCAGATCAAGCCACACGATACCGCCACCCAGTTCAACCTCGCCTTCGCGCTCCTGTTCAACGAGGAATATGCCGAGGGCTTCAAGTTTCTGGAGTCCCGGTTCGAGCACCGCCTGAAGAACTATCTCACCTATCCGTACCCGAAGTGGGAGGGTGAGAAGGACGCAACGGTGTTCCTCGTTGCCGACCAGGGCATGGGTGACACTTTGTCGTTCGCTCGCTTCCTCGATCACGCCTCAAAGCGGGCCAAGTATATCCACGCCATGATCCAGCCCGCATTACTGCGGGCGTTCACCGAGGCGTTCGTGCATCTGCCCAACGTGAATTTCACGCCGACCTCGACCTCATATCCGCCGGCCGATGCTTGGACCACGTTCGTCTCGTTGCCCTACGCGCTCAAACTGACTGATCAGCAGATCAAGGATGCACCGCACCCGAGGCTTCCGGTGTACGGTATGGCCGATACTTGGAAGATGCCGGACATAAAGCTGCACATCGGTATCGCCTGGGCCGGCTCGGCGTTCAACGATCTCGACAAGTGGCGCTCATTCCCCCTCACCCACTTCCTCGATCTCTACAAGGTGCCCGGCATCCAGCTCTACTCGCTGCAAATGGACGATCGCAAGCGGGATCTGAACGACTTCTGCTGCGAGTCGCTGGTGCGCGACATGAGCCCGTGGGTGTCTGACGTGGTGGATACGGTGTCGGTCCTCCAGAAACTCGATCTGGTCATTACTTGCGAGTCGGCGCTGGCGCACATAGCCGGCGCCATCGGCAAGGAGGTGTGGATACCGTACTCGTTTCATGCCCACGACTACCGCCTCGGTCACGACGGCAAATCGATGCTGTGGTATCAGAAAACGCATCGGTTGTTCTTGCAGGATCGCGACATGCGATGGGATAAAACGTTCGACCGGATCGTTCTGGCTTTGAGGGAGAAGATCAATGAACGCGCAGAAGTTGGTCAGCAAGTTGGAAGAAGCCATAAAACAGCGAGAGCGTGAAATTTGGGGTAAGCACGGCCACGACATAGATACTTGGGAACATTGTGAATTGTTGCGCGAAGCGGTTTGGCAGTTGAAAGAAACCGATAGCTATATTTTTGGTTAGATATGCCCCAAACAGTTAACATCAACTTCGAGATCAACAAGCGCAAGTTCGCGTTCAAGATGACGCACGATCCGTCGTCGCTACCTGACCGCGATATGATGCTGTGCATGGACCAGTTCGGTTGCCCCGAACCCGAGGTCATGCATCTGTTAACTCGCGTCCTTCGGCCCGGCGACTTCACCATAGACGGCGGCGCCAACATCGGCTTCTTCACCATCGTCATGTCGAAGCTCGTCGATGTGAATGGCATCGTGCTGGCGGTGGAGCCAGGCGAGAACAATCTGCCCAAGCTGCGCGACAATCTCAAGCTTAACGGTTTGAAGAACTTCGAGATTTGTAACCGCCCGCTTTGGTCCTCCAACGAGGACGTGACGCTGCACTACAGCCAGCACGGTGGCATGAACTCGCTGAGTGCCTACCAGCCGATGATGGGCAAGAAAATCTTGCAAGGTATCATGCTGAGCACTTGGCACACCACGCCGCGCCTGATCAAGCTGGACATCGAGGGTGCCGAGGAACAGGCGCTGCGCGGTGCGCAGAAGCATCTTGTCAACCATGTTCCCTATATCGTGTGTGAACTGAACCTGCCGGCACTCAAGGGTCTTGGCTCGACTCAGGAGACCTTGCGCAAGTACATGCGTTCGTGGGGCTACTCGACGTTCGTCCTGTTCCGCGATGGGTCATTGCCTTGCCTGATCCCTGACAACACTCAGATATTCGAGGACGAGGATAACAACGGCACGGTCAACGTGCTATTCTCGACGGTCGAAGCAGTGAGCAATGTGTGGCCGAGGGCGGTGTTGAGATATGCCTGACATCAGCGGCGACGAATTCACTTTGTTGGAGATTGCTAGTCACGGCGAGTCGATGATCCCGATCGGCCGTTGGGAAAAGCCGTTGAAAAGTCTTGCCCAAAAGGGGATGATGTTTGCAAACGACTCGGTAAATTACGTGATTACTGAGGCTGGCCGCGCGGCGCTCGGCGGGCATAAGCAAGAAGTCGATACCGACTGGGCACAATCTTTCGTTAAGGTGAACAACACCCGTTACTTCGAGCGCACGTCGAAGGCAAAGCCTGCCGGCGCTTACGTCGTTCAAGGCGTGCTGTTTTTCAAATTGCTGGATGGCTCGACGTTGACATGCAACTGCATCAAAGACCCCTACGCCTCGAAGATCATGGAGTTGTTTAATGGCCGTAACGCTGGTCAAGAGCGACCCGGATGCGCAGTGGTTCCACAGCTACCCCGACCGGCAGAGCCACATTCGGAATCCGATCAAGGTCCTGATGACGGACAAGCAGAGGGGGACAAGGTACGTCGATGAGCTGGAAGGTGAGTTCTGGTCCCTCGGCGACCACAACAAAGACCGTCGCCGCATCCTGTTGTGGAAGGTGCCGCCGGACAATCCGTTCTACGATCCGAAGAAGCCGGCGATCTTAAAAATTCCATTTTTACTTTTTGGTGACGAAACGGTGGAAGATCGGGATGATATCCTCCTTCCGATCCTGCATGAGATCATGACTGACGCTGCGAGGAAAACGCGATGACTTGGGAAAAATCAGTCTACTCGACGATGGCCAGTTCGATCGGCTACGATGCCGAGAAGGAAGAAATGTACGTGACTTGGGCCAACGGGCGGGTTTCGATTTACTCGGGCGTACCGGAAGGCGTCGCGCTGGAAGCGTCCACTGCGGCCTCGGTCGGGCAGTTTCTCAATTCGGAAGTGAAGCCGATATACGGACACCGCTACGGATGAGCACTCCCGCAGATCCGTTCAACCTTATGGCTGCGCGGATCATTCATAACGCGGACGCGCACTTCGGCGGCGCCTGCGTCCTAGTACCGCCAGGCGGTGGGAAAGCTTTAGAGCTTCTTATGCTCGACGCTGCCGAGGACGAAGGACAGTTTTGGGGAACGATTTTGACCCGCATCCAGAATGCCATTCAGGATGCGGATCAAAGGAAGCTACAGAACCGAGGATTTGGCGCGCGTTAGACTGCGGCCGGATTCTCGGCAGGCTGACCCGTCAGGCCGGAAAAGATACTGGGCTTCGGATCGACAGCAGGCTTCTCGGCTGCCAGTGGCAGCACCGGCTTCGGCGCCTCGGCCCGCTTCCACATCTTGGAGCCAACCGCACCCTCGACTGCGGTGACTCGCTTTTCCAGGTCCTCGATCTTCTTGGTGTCGGCCGCCGGCTGGGCGACGACGGTCGCGAGCTGCTCGGCATGGGTCTGACGGTCCTGGGCGAGCGAGCCGATCGAGACGCCGTGGGCGCGTGAGTCGGCGTCCAGCGTCGAGATCGCCTGCTTGGTGCCGAGGCTGGAGGCTTCCAGATTCTTGATGCGCTCGTTCTGTTCGGACACAATATCAAGAACTTGCAGCATGGCGGGCGATTCGTAGTTTTCGGCTTTGAGGGCGGCAACGGCGTCCTCGAATTTCGTAGCCATTTGGTTTTCCTTTTCGGGGTATAGGTCTGGTCTGCCGACAACGCCTGAAGTGCTTTTTGGTTCCGGGAACTTATCTCAAACTACTGCGTTATCCGGCGCGCGCCCTGTGGGCGTAGGAGTTAACGTCATGGCCGGTATTGCACTTGATCTGCTTTGGGCGCTGTTTTGGATCATCGTCTGCGCAGGTGTTCTTTTTCTTTTTATCTATGGGATCAAGACTTACGTTTATCCTATTCCGCCTCGCCTCGAAGGTGGCATCTGGTTTCTGTTCCTCATTCTTTGCCTGATCGCCACGATCACAATTTTTTCCGGTGGAGGTGGCATGCACATGCCGTCCTTTCGGTAGCTCCGCACCGGATAAATGCGGCAGCCAAACTGGTCGCCAGCTCGATCTGTGCGAGGATTTTCAGCGTAATCATGAGAGCCAGGTAGCGCCGATTCCGCCTGATACGCAGCCCTTGCCGAATATCTGCCGGGGGTGTTAGCCTGCCAGCATGTCAGGCTGGTCCCACCAGAAGCGCCTCGCCGTCGAGCGGGGCTTTTACCAATTCCTGAATCAATGTAGTGTGAACAGCCGAGACGACGGCCATATTTGCCTTGGCGAGCATTTGTACGACGGCCAGCGTTGTACCATCAGCCAAATCTTCGACGCGCTCGAAGAAGATCTGCACAAAATCTATATTCTCAAGTCACGCCAGCTCGGTATCTCGACCCTCGTCCGCGCGCTGACCGTTTTTCTGCTCGGTATCAATCGCGGCCTGTCCGGTGCGCTCGTGTTCGACACCGCCGCCAACCGCGAGAACGCGCGGGCTGAACTGGTGACGATGATCCGCGACCTTCCCACGTCGCTGAAATTCCCCAAGGTGCGCGGTACTGGTGAGGGTAATCGTGAGGGCCTGACCCTCATCAATGATTCTAAGATTTTGTTCAAATCGGCTGGTGTCAAGAAATCGAAGTCGAGTGGCACGCTCGGCCGGTCGGTTGGTTTGTCTTTGGCTACGATGAGCGAACTGTGTTCTTTTGATAACGACGAGGGTCTTGAGGCGTTCGAGAACTCGCTGTCGGACGTGAACCCCGATCGCCTTTACATTTACGAGTCCACGGCGCGCGGCCCGAACAAGTGGAAGCGCATGTGGACCGAAGCGCGCAAGGACGACTTGCACTGCAAGTGCATTTTCCTCGGCTGGTGGTCCAAGGAATCGCAGATGATCCCCGAGGACCATCGCGACTTCAAGGTTTATGGCTCGTATCCGCCTTCCGATAAGGAAGCGGCCAAGATCAAAAAAGTTAAGGAGATGTACGACCACGACATCACGCCGATGCAGCTTGCGTGGATCCGGCGCCGGATGGACCCCACCGCGCAATCCGAAGGTGACGCCAATCCTGAATTCGAAGGTGATCCATTCCGCATACAGGAGCAACCGTGGGATGAGGACGAGGCATGGCAGGTTACTGGCTCAGTATTTTTTCCTCCAGAGAAATTGACCGAGCAGTACGCTTCAAACATCAGCGACAATTTCAAAACCTATATGTACATCGTGCTTGATGAATTCGCCTACACGCAAGTTCTCAAAGCGCCCAACGCGAAGATGGTCGAATTGAAGGTCTGGGAGCCGCCGGCCAACGGCGCGTCCTACGTGCTCAGTTGCGACCCTGCTTTCGGTACGTCCGAATCCAACGCTCGCTCGTGCATCGAGGTGTGCCGCTGCTATGCCGATGGTCTCGATCAAGTCGCCGAATACGCCTGGCCGCTGATCTCGGCCGAACACCTCGCCTGGGTGATAGCTTCCCTTCTTGGCTGGTATGGCGGTGTTGATTCCGAAATACGCTACGCCCTCGAATTGAACGGCCCTGGCATGGCGGTTTTCACTGCGCTCAAGAGCCTGAAATTCCAATTGGAGAACGGCTACCAGCCCAAGGAAATAAAGGAAAAGGGGCTGCAAGACGTGTTCCGCAACGTCAAGACCTACGTTTATAACCGTGCCGACTCGATGGGCTCGGGCTTCAATTATCATATCAAGACCACCCGGCAGACCAAAAGCTCGATGCTGGAGCAGTTGCGGAACGTGGTCAATTCCAGTAAGTTTCGCATCCGATCGCATGAACTCGTCGAGGAAATGCGGGTCGTCGAGCGGGACAAGGACGATGGTGACATTATCGGGGTGCCGAGCGGGAGCCAGGATGATCGGGTGATGGCTTCGGCCTTCGCCGTCCACTGCTGGGAAGAAAAAGTACGACGGACTTTGATCAATACCAACCGGACGAGAGACGCGGAAGCGGCGCGGCAGAGGCTGACCTTGACCGATCAGGTGTATTTGTTCCAGCAGAACCAGTTGAGCCAGTTTTTCAAGGCGAAGCGGATGGAACGTCTGACTACGGCACGCGCTCAGAATTATCGGAACTGGCGGTACAGATAATGGCTCGCTTTCAAATTCGTTGCCCCGGCTGTCGTAAAGCCTTCCCGTGGGATCCGGCCATCGACCTGCCCGAGCGCTGCCCGCTCAAGGGCTGCGGCTACGTTTCGAAGAAGCGCGATCCCGAGGTGGACGAGAACGGCGAGATCGTCATCGCCGCACCGTTCCTACGCAGTCATGTGATGAAGGCGAACGACGGCGTTTACCGCGAGCTTGAAGAGTCATCGCGAGTGAGGGCACAAATGGCGGCCGAGATGGCCGGTGTTCCTGAGTCGGAGATGTCCCATCTCAAGGTAACAAATATCCGCGATAATACGCGAGCGGGCGAGGTCGCGGCGATGCCGATCGTAAACGACGTGACTCGTCAGATGGACTACATCAAACAGCGCGGAGGTAACGTCGGCTTTGGAGCGGACGTCAACCAGTTTGGGCCGAATATCATGTCGGGCGCAATCGAGTTGAATGGGCGTCCGCTTGTGAATGGCCTTGAACCGAGCGCGGGCGCGCGGATGCGCAAGATGCTCCACCAGCACCACGAGAAGATAAGTCACGGTTCCGCGACCAGCGATATGCCGGCCCTAGAAACGCAGCAGCCGGGGTATAGGCACCGCGCATGATTTTGCCAGGTGGAATCCCCTCTGACCACCAAAAGCTCATCACGCAAGTCAATGAGTGGATCGAGATTTGTCGCGTCAGCGTAGGGATGCGCAAGTCGTACTACCGCCTGCTCAACGCCATCGCCGAGACCGGCAAGTACGACGGCACCAAGGCGCTTGTGAACATGATGAACCCGTCCCTGAAGCGGACGGCATCGCACCTTTTCAGCCCGGTCGAGTTGAAGTTTGCGATGAGCTTCGATCATCCGCAGGCGCCGACCACGTACCAGCGCGGCCAGGAGGTGGCGAAGCAGCTCACGCTTAACTGGGAACGTAACGGTACAGGCAATACCTTCGGCCGCGGCGCGTTCGAGGCATTGAAATATGGTGCTGCCTTTCTCAAGCAGTGGACCGAGCGCGACTCCGAGGATCATTTGGTTCTCAAAGACCGGCTGGTGATGCCGTGGAATCTCGGCGTTTACCGCGAGGATCGCGGCCTAGACGAGCAGCCGATCATCTGTGAGACGACCACGCTCACCATGCCCGAGGTGTGGCAGAAAATATGGAAGTTCCCCAAGGCCGAGGAACTGTTCGCGCGCATCAAGGCACACACTGCCCGCGGCGCCGGCTCGGAGCCGAACAGCTTCTTCCATCAGGTGCTATCCACCTCGCAATTGAATACCGGCGTGCAAGGTATGGTCAGCCCGGTGCCTGGTGGTATCGTTCAGCTTAACAGCGACCCGAATTACGCATTGATGGGGCCGACGATCGCTGCCGAGGTGGTCGAATTCCATGAATTGTGGGTCCAGGACGAGCACGATTACGTCACCATCCAGATGATCATGCCGGATATCATCATCACGCCGCTTTACAGCCGGATTGAGAAGCGCGATGTGATGATGAAAAAGCAGAATCTGCTCGGCGCGAACAGCCGTTTGCAGCCTTATCGTATTATCCAGCCCAATGAGACGACCGATTGGATATGGGGGCGCTCCGAATTGGTCGATGTGATCGAGCCGCAGCAGCTTCTGGCGACGTGGTGCGACGACGCCAAGCGCCTCGTGGGCTTGCAGATCGACAAGTTCCTCGGTTTTTCCGGCGAAAACGGCATGACGGACGAGCTTTACGCGCAGGCGCGCATGGCCGGCTTCGCCAATCTAGGCCCGAATACCAAAATCGAGGATTTGACGCCGAAATTCCCCGATCAATTGCTACCGATGGTCAAATGGCTGATGGAAACCATCAACACGGTGCTTGGTTTCCCGCCGATCATGCAAGGTCAGGGCGAACCGGGCGTGCGCGCGGGTTCACATGCCAACACTTTGATGAAAACTGCCTCGCCGGACCTGCGGGACCGCTCGTTGCTGGTTGAACAGCAGTGCGCCGCCGCAGCAGACCTCACTTTGACCCTGATGGAGCTGAAGGACGAGCGGTTTTATTGGACCAAGGCCGATAATCCGATCGAGGATATTGAGAAAACCAAGTTTCTGCTTTCAGACTTGCCGGATGACTGGCGCGTCACTGTCGATAGCCACTCGTCGTCGCCGATCTTTGCCGATGAGAACGCCCAATTGGTGCTCGCGCTCAACGGACGAGGCATTGTCGATGGAGAATACGTCATCAACAACACGGATGCTCCCAACAAGGAGACCGCGATTCAGGCGTTCCGAAAGAAACAGGAAGGGGAGAAGCAGATGTTTGAGCAGCTTCTCAAGATCGACCCTGAAGCGGCGATCAAGTCAATAAGCAAGGGTGGTGGTCACCACAAGTGATCTGAAGCGTGGCAGAGGTATCCGCCAGTTGCGCAGATCGAATTCTTGAATTGAACCATCTGCCATATACCAGACGATATACCAAGTGGTAATCGACGAGTTATCCCATTCCATTCATGCCTCCTGGAATCGGACTGAGCACTCGTGGTCCACCTCGGGTTAGCCCTGGATCGCTTTGAGCGCGCTGCTGTGCGGTAGCCTGGATGCGCGTGTTGTGCAGCATCAACTCCACCGCTGCCAGTTTCGACTGATCCATGTCCTCGATCAAGATGCCGTGGATCGACGTTGCCTTGAACTCGGCGTGCTGGCCGAAATCGTCGTCGATATGCAGGTCTTGCGTGGGGTGATCGGTTTTGAAGTTCTTGAAGCTTTCCGCTTTTTCCTTGGTTCGAAACAGAAAGCGGAGCGAGGCGGGGCCGGCGATGACGGTGATGCTATGCACGTTTTTTGCTCCTGAGTTGCTGGCTGTCCACCCATTTCAAGAACGCTGCTTTGGGGATTCTTGCGCGTGAGCGGCGTAATTTTATGACCGGTGGCCCGTCTTTTTTGCGCATCCAGATGTAAAAAGTATTGGCGTGAACGCGCAGGTAACTCGCGGCTTCCTTCACCGTGAGGAAAGCGTTCGAATCCATGTTGACCATGAGGCGCCTTGAAATACGAATGAAATCGTATGAAGCACGATAGTTTCAAACCATAGCTTTGGCAAGAGGGTGCCCGTTAAGGTGCGGCAGTCGGTGCCTAATGGTGGGCCTGACGTGATGCAACCTTGAAAGGGACACACGATGTTCGTCCGCGAAAAGCGCAAGCATCGCAAGGGCCGCAAGTAAGCCCATGCCTGATGGCACCCCCGGCTCTGTTCCTGGCCAGCCGCAGCAACCTCAAGCACCTTTCGGTTCTACGCCGGCCGTTTCGCCGTCGCCGAACCGTGGCCACGAGGCTGCCGGGCTACAGAAGCTGGGGGTCGCACTTCAGAGTCTCACCGATGCACTGCCTTTGGTCGGCGCCAGCTCCGAACCGGGTCAGGCCATTCTCGACATGATCAAGAAGCTGGCCAAGTTCGTACCGCCTGGAACGATGACGCCGGCTGCCAATCGCAACCAGCTCGAAGCCACGGCGATGAAGCAGGGTCAGAACAATCAGCAGATGCAGGCGCTCAAGGCGATGCAAGCTGGAGGCCAGCAGGGTAAGCCCGGTGGTGCGCAGCCCCAACCGCAACCGGCCGCCGCATGAGCATTTTCAAGACCGAGGTGCCTGAAGGAATTTGCTGCACGATGGATCAAGTCGCGCGGACCAATAACGCGGACGATTTCAGCACCGAGAAACTGCCGTGGCTGGGCAAAGCCGCGAAGATGGATGTGCAGAATACGCAGCGCGGGGCTGTTCGAAGAAAGTCAGGAGAAAACTGATGCCAAATATCTTTCAAAACTCCGCGAAAACGATTCCCATGAAAGCCGACGACCAGACCATTCGCGTCGATCTCGACGTGAACGAGATTGGCGGCCGGAAAAGCCATCTGCCGGCAACGGACAAGTCAGGCTCGCTCACGTTGAGCCACGTTCCGAACGCCGGCTCGACCACGGGTGGGAAGTAACCCATGGCCAAGATGATCGAGGTTGATGAGACCGAGTTTGCCAACGGGCAGGAGACCATCAAGGCCGTTCGCGAGATGCTGGCGCACCCCGATGCGGCCTTGCTCGTCGAGCGGGCGCGCAAGTTGGTGAAACCAGACGTGCCAACACCGCGGCTTGACGCGCACAAGCAGGCCAACGAGCCGATCGAGAAGCTGGAAGCGAAGATCGCTGAGCTTCAGAAAAAGGTTGACGACAAAGAATCTGAGCGCGAGAAAAACGAGAAGTTGGCTGCGCTTCAGAAAATGGTTGACGCCGGCCATGAGCAACTGAAGCGTGAAGGCTGGCAGCCTGACGGTCTCAAGGCGCTGGCCGAGTGGCAGGAAAAAAAGGGAATTCTCGACCCGATTGATGCCGCTGCCGCTTACGAGCGCCAGCATGGCTCGCAGGTCGCGCCGGCCACGCCGTCCAGTCATATCGGCGGCTGGGACTTCACCAATCCTTCGACGCAGGACGAGGACTACACCAAGAAGCTCTTGGAGACCAAGGGTGAGAGCGAGTCGCTTGTCATGCAACAGGCGATGAAATCGCTGAATGAGTTTCGCGGTTCGAACCGGCGCTGATGCCGAGTACATTCGACCTAGGAGTTAGGTAAATGCCCCTTCCCGGTATCGGCGTCGCACCTGCCGCAGGTTCACTTTACTCTGAGTTAGCAAGTACTACACGCAGGGCTTTCGTCCCGCGTCTCTTTGTACAAATCTATTTTGGCTCGCCCACGCTTTTCTACATGATGGGCAACGCCCAAAAAGCTGCGGGCGGCCTCAACCAAATCACCATACCGTTGCAAGGCGGATCGATGGTGCAAGGTCAATTTACCGGTTATGGCGGCGGCTTCAACTCACCGCAGATCATCCCGGCGATTCAGAACGGTCAATGGAATCTGGCGTACTGGGTCGTGCCGGTTCCGCTGCCCTTCGGCGAAACGATCATCCAGGCAACCGACCGCGAGATCAGCCTGCTCAAAGCCCGCATGAACGACGTTGCTGCGGTGACCAAGCAGAATTTCGCCAGCCTGCTGTTCTCCAACAACACGGCGAACTCGCTTTACCCGAACAGCTTCTACGATGCCTTCGACAACGGCACCAACGTCCCGAATTACGGTGGCATCAATCGGAATGCGCAGGGCAACACGGCCTTCCAGGGCCAGTACATCAACACCAACAACGCCGCGCTGTTCTCGTTCTCGTCCGGCTTCACGCGCCAGAATATGGCAACGATGCTGTCCTACATCACCAACCAGGCCGGCGGCGAAGCGCCGACCTTTGTGGTCATGTCGCCCGGCGATTACGCGACGCTGAACCTGTCGTTCATCGGAACGGAAAACACCTACATCGTCCCCGGCTCCACCTACACGATGGATACCGCGGTGCGGTCGAGCTTCCCGAACCTCGTTGTCTCGGGCATCCCGATCTTCCAGGATCACTTCTGTCCGACCAATCACGCCTACGCCGTCAACACCAAGTACACCGCGATGTACTTGTCCGAGGATGCCGCGTTCGATTTCAGCGGGTTCTACTCGCTGGTGCCCTTGGGGCAGATCGGTCAGCAAGGTGTCGTGGTCGTCGGCTACGATGTGGTGTCCGCGAAGTCGGTGTCGGGCGCGCACATCTACAATATCCAGAATAACCAGTTCTAAGGAGCAACTTGAATGCCAGCCCCCCTCTCAGGTCCCGGCGTTGGGCTCCCAGTCCCCACTTCGCTTTATCCCAGCGAATTGAACAACGCGCCCTACGATTTCGCGACCAATCACGTTTGCCTCGCGCCCGGCGAGAACATCGTCATTCCTGCCGGCGACTGGTTCCTCGGCATGGGCGGCTATTTGGTGATGCAGTGGCGGGATCCAATCACCAACTTGTGGACCTTCACTTCCGGCGGCGCATACAATCGCACGAAATTCGTCAAGAGCGATGGTTTCAACGTTCGCATGGCCAATCTGACCGGCTGCCCGGTGTCGGCGTTCATCGCCAGCCAAGGCTCGGCTTATGTCCAGTCCACGACCACGGTTACCGCGACCGGCGGCACCTCGACCTGGCAGCCGATCGTCGGCGGCGCGCTCGCGTTTGTCGGCGGCTCGGTGGCTTCGGTCGGTGGCGGTTACGGCATCGCACCGCTTTGCCTTATCCCGGCGCCTCCCGGCCCTTCGAACAACGCGAACGGCGTTGGCGGCGTTGCGGCGAGCGCTTACGTCGGCATCTCCAGCGGTACGGTGGTCCTGACCGGCGTGACTTTTACCAACCAGGGTGCCGGCTATCCGTCCGCGCCTGCCAACTTCGCGCTTTTGCCGGTGCCGACCGATCCGAATCTCTCAGTTGGTATTACGCTTGCCACTGTTGCGTTCAGCCTGACCAACTCGGGCTTGCTGACCGCGGTGCTTTGCACCAATCCGGGCGCCCCGCTCGCCACGCCGACCGCCATCACCTTGGCTGTCTCGGGCGCGGGTGTGACCGGCACGGTGTCGGCGGTGGTCATGCAGACCATCACGGCGGCGTCCGTGGCCGGCGCCGGTATCGGCTACGCGGCGTCGTCGCCGGTCATTACGGCCGGCGGTGTGCCGTCGCAGGGCACCATCACCGGTTCGCCGAACCATCAGTATCTGTCGTGGTTCCCGCGACCGGCGAACATCGCCATCACCGGCGCGACGCAAGGCGCACCCGGCACGATCTACGATGGCGGTCTGTTCCTCGCCGCGCCTATCGTCTCGTGGCCGCCGACGCTCGGCGCCACCGGCACGGTCGGCACCGTCTCGCTGGTCATGGGTAGCGCGCCCGATATCGCGGTCATCCAGCCGGCTCCGTAATGGCGACGTACTCGCTGAGTGCAACGGGGGTCGTGGCGGGCGGGTTTCAGTTGAACACCGCCAAGATCTACGATATTCCCGATCTCAGCTCGTCGGGCGTTATGACCGGCGTGGACGAGGGCCGCAAGCAGGCCATGCGGCTTGGCGATCCGATTCTGGTCAAACAGCCGGACGGGTCGCAGCGGTGGATGAAGCTCGACGCCGAGCGATCGACGGGGGCCAATCCTATTTTGGTGCCGGTTTAACCGTGGTATAAGCACGGCAGAGGTAGCTTGCCGTGCTCGCGCAATATTTGACCCTTACCCAGAATTTGCTTCAGGCGCCGGGTGCGCCTGTTTCGCTTTATCCTACGGCGTTGCTCACCAACTATATCAATATCGCGAGAGGTCAGGTTGCTGGCGAAGCGCAGTGCATTCGGCGCATCGGTACGATCCCCACCATAATCGGCACTCGTGGCGGGTATGCTTTTTCCTCGATCACGTTTACCGATACTGCGGTGCAAGGCGCGATCAATGTCCGACGCATCATGTATAATGTGGGCCAAGGGCAGGCGTGGATTAAAGGCAAGAGTTGGAGCTGGTTCGACTTCCAGAGATTCAACAATCCTGTGCCGACGAGCGGAGCACCGACCGAATGGGCGCAACACGCACAAGGATCGGCGGGTACCGGGTCGATAACGGGCGAGGGCACCGGCACAATGTCGAGCGGGTCGTTCTATATCGATCCGATTCCCGACATGGTTTACACGTTGAATTGCGATTGCTGCTGCTATCCGGTTGCATTGGTGCTCGACACAGACAAGGAAGCACTGCCTTATTTATTCACGGATGCAGTACCCTACTTTTCGGCCTATCTAGCTTTGATGTCGGCGCAAACCTCGACGCGGCTGCAACAGGCCCAGCAACTATTCGCTCTGTACGAGCAGTTCATGGCGCGAGCGCGCAACTTTTCAAACCCTGACCTTAATAATTTTGCTTACGAGCAATCGCCCGACCCGTTCAAGGCGAATAGACTAGGCACGGGTCAGGCACCGCAGCAAGGGGCTGCGTGATGGCATCGCTGAATAGCTACATCGCACAAATCCAAAGATTTGCTCGCGACCAGAAGCAAACTTTTCTCGATATTGGTAATCTGACCGACTACATCAATCAAGCTCGTCGCGAAGTGGCGATGCGCGCGCAATGTATTCGGGCCGTTCCGCCGATCAGCGGTTCAATCATTTCGTGGACCGTGACGAACGAAGGTTCGGGCTATTCGAGCAGCCCGACGCTCACGATTACCGGCCCCGACTTTCCAAGCGGACAGCTTCCGAGCCCTGGCGGCGCGCAAGCGACGGCAAACTGCATCGTGTCCGGCGGTAAGATAGTCGCGATCTTCAGCACTTTTGGCGGTTATGGCTACTTCCAGCCGCAGATGACGATTACGGATGTGAGCGGTACTGGGGCGACGGCTACTGCTGTGCTCTCGCCGATTGCGCAAGTGAAACAGAATCAGGAAGTGTACAATTTTTCCGATTTCGATTTGAGCACGTTTCCCGGCGTGAAGGAAATTTACTATGTGCGCTCGGCGTCGATCATTTATGCGAACTATCGCTATTCGCTGCCGTGCTACGCCTTCTCGATTTATCAGGCATACGTGAGGCAGTACCCGTTTCAATACCAGTACGTGCCGACGTTCTTCAGCCAATTCGGGCAGGGAGCTGCTGGCTCCCTGTTTTTCTATCCCTACCCGAGCCAATCGTACCAGGTCGAGCTTGATTGCTGCTGCATTCCGAGCGACCTTACGGACAACCAATCGGTCGAGGCAATCCCGGATCCCTGGTGCGACGCGGTGCCATACTTCGCAACGAAGCTGGCGTTTGAGGAACTGCAAAACCTCAATGCGGCGCGTTACTATGAGGATCAGTTCAATCGACGCGCGCTTGGCTATTCACAGTACGCGAGAGCCGGGCGGATGATCAATCCATACGGTCGCGTGTAAGGAGAATTAAATGGCTGTTGCAACCTTAGAAAAACTCGAGAACATCACGACAATCTCAACCTTGCGCCGCTTCGCCCTCCCCGACCTCGACACCCATGGCGCCTTCCTCCTGGAGCGCCTGAAAACCTCCTATTCTCATCTCAATGACCGCTTCATTCTCGGCTGGATCAGATCGTTGCTCTACGACAACGCGAACCTGTTTCTCTACCAGGATCACAGCGTCGCACTATTCCAGCTCACCAACATCTACTCGCTGGCCCCCAAGCCCGAGATCATCGAGCGTTTCGTTTTCTGCAAGGAAGGTTTCCAGAAGGAAGGTGGCGCGTTCTACGCCGAGGTGGCGCAGTGGGCCAAGTCGCTGAGTGTGGAGAAAATCTGGGTTGAGGAACTCTCGGACGTTCCTCACGAGATCATCAAGGAAAATATCGGCCGCATCTTCACGAGGCAGCAGCAGTTCGCCCGGATTTCGTAAATGCCTCCTAACCAGCAACAACAGCCTCAACAGGGCGATCTTGCTGGCCTGACCTTCAACCAGTTTGCCGGCGTCAACACGGCCACGACTCGTCCCGGTGTGCCGGACGAGATGGCCTATTGGCTCGACGGCTTCATGCCGCTCGCCCCAAGCAATCTGCGCACGCTGTACGGCATCGGCAACGCGATCTATACCGCGACCGGCGGCAAGACCATTGTCTGCTTCTATTTTTACAACCTCGGTGCCACACCCTATGCAATCGTTTTCCTCTCGGACGGCTCCGCGATCCAGGTCAACACCTCGACCGGTGCTGCGACGACGGTCCTCACGGCTGGCACGATCATCGGTCCTAGCATAACCACACTCGGCATCACCCAGTACGGTTCGCAGTATCTGATCATCGTCGCCAATCAACCTAATGGCTACTGGGTCTGGGATGGTTCCTTGCTTTACACAGGCGGTACTCTTGCTCCGCAAGTCACGCTGACGAATGTGGGCAGCGCTTACCAAACACCACCTTCAGTGACCGCGAGCGGCGGTCACGGTTCGGGTGCGACATTTGTCGCTACGATCGGCGGCGGCGTCGTGACCAACGTTACCGAGACCAATCCAGGGTCGGGCTACTTGCCGGGCGACGTGGTGACGCTGACTTTCACGGGCGGCACGCTTGCCGGCAGTGGCGCGTCTCTTACCGCTGTTCTTACTCATGTTGCCGCGGGTTCGGGCGGTGTGCTGACGCCGAATTTCGTTTTGATCAGCTCTGGCGGCGGGAAAAGTGTTTACCAATGTACGGGCATTACGATCACGAGTGCCGGTTCTTCTTATAGCACGAGTCTTTCTGCTGGGTTTAACGCGACGCCGGCTGGGTCGTTCTGGGGAGTAAACGTATTGGCGCCCACCCCCGGCGTATCGGTCACCGAAACTACCGGCGCGATCACAGGTGCAACTCTTGCCGCTAATCCGAGCAACCCTAATAATTATTATGAGACGCCAACCGCTTCGCCGGCTTTTCCTACGATCTCGGTGACCGATACCAGCTATTACTATGTGTCGAGCGTCACGATCAGCAATGGTGGAACGAATTACAGCCCCGGCACAACGATCACGGCATCGGGCGGCGGTACGCCAACAACGCAAGCGTCAATTCTACCTATTATTTCGTCCGGCGTCATCACGGGCGTTAATATCACCAATGGCGGCGTCTACGGATCGAACACACCACCAACCCTGACCGTGACCGATACTGCTGTCAGTGCCGCCGGCACGGTTACCCTCATGCCGTTCGGCATCCAAGGCACCGCTGCGGAGACTTATCAAGGCCACGTCTGGGTGGTGAATGGTACGCTCATAAATTTCAGTGCCCCAGGCAGTGTTTCTAACTTCGCCACGAGCGCAGGCGGCGGGTCAGATCAGACCAACAACTCCTACACCAAGGTCGGTTATTCCCAACTCGTCTCGACCAACGGCTTCTTATTCCTGATCGGCGACTCGTCGATGGATTACATCTCGGGCGTCGTCACGAACACACCGCAGGGCGGCAATCCGACGACGACTTACACGCAGAACAACAGCGATCCCGAGGTGGGCACGCCTTATCCGGCCGCAGTGACGACGTTGGGGCAGGAAATTCTTTGCGCCAATTCGGCCGGCGTTTTCGTCTCGTCGGGCGGCGCGTTCGTCAAGAAGTCGGAACCGATGGACGGCGTGTACAACACGACACCAAACTTCAACGGCTTGCAGCTCAGCGCCGCCAAGGCAACGATCTTTGGCAAGCGGGTGTGGATGGTGCTGGTCAATATCGTCGATCCGGTGGCGAACACCACCCAGAACAAGATTCTCATGTACAATGGCCAGCGTTGGTGGGCCTCGACGCAGGATGTGGCGTTAGAATTCATCGGTGGGCAGGAGATCAACTCGGTTTACACCGCATGGGGAACCGACAACACGCATCTCTATCCGCTGTTCCAGGTGCCATCGACGGCGTTTGCCAAGACCGCGCAAACAAAACTATGGGACGACCCGGGCGGTATCGAGTCGTCTAAGGCCGACTCCCGCTTCTGGAGCGTGTGGCAATACTACAGCGCGACCAATCCGAATTTCTTCCTCGACGTGGATGCCGTGGGGATCGACTCTGGCGGTAATCAGTACACCAATACGCAATCCTATACGATCACTGGACCGACCGGCACGGGGTTCTTCGTGACTCAGCCGCTTGCTGTTGGGCAACAAGGCGTGTTGACGGGAATGACGATCGTCACGAGTGCTGCCGATGCCGCGCTGATCGTTGCGAAGATCGGCGCCGAGAACGTGGGATTCCGCGGATGAGCCTGCCCGCCCTTTACGCGCAACCGACCGATCCCGCGTCGTGGCAGGCGTGGGCATGGAATCATCAGGCCAACCACTTTGACATCGTACAAGCGGGGATGCGCTACCAGAACACGTCGCTCACTATCGCGACGAACATCGCTTCGTTGTCCGGCGGCTTCGTGCTCGGCTTTGCCTCGACGACTGGCGTGAAGGTTGGCATGGCGGTGAGCGACACGACCACGCCGGCATCGATCGCGAACGGCAGCGAGGTGAACGCGCTCAACACGACCGAGGTACAGATCGGCATTGCGCTGACAGGGAATGTGGGGAGCGGTGACAGCATTTTTTTTGGGCCGGGGGCAAACGTGTTGCCGTTGACCCAATATCAGCTTAGCCCGGTCGATCCAGACAATCTCGGTATGTGGCTATATCAGCATCAAATCGCGCATAATCAGATCAATCAGGTACTTGGCACCCAGGGCTTCAATCTGTTAGACTTGGATTGGGATGACCCGGACCAATTCCAGCAATGGATTAACCAGAACGCATCCGAGCATCAAACAATTTGCACCGCTTTAGGCATCGGGTAGGAGGTTTGAGTGTCGTTTTTTTCTGATCTTCTGGAAGGCCACACCGGGAATCTCGGGAATGACCTCAATCCCTCCAACATCCTCTCGGACGCCGGCTCCGACTTCGCCAAGCAACCGACGTGGGCCAAGGACCTAGAAATCGCTGCCCCACTCGCGATCGGCACCGTTCTGACGGCCGGTGCTGACTTGCCCGGCCTTGCCGGTGCGGGCGGCATTTTCGGCAGTTTGGGCGCTGGTGGGGCTGCCGCTGGTGCGGACGCCTTGGGCTTCGCGGGCGACGTGGGGGCTGATGCGGCTACCGCGGGCGGCACGGACGCTCTGGGCGCCATCGACACGGCCATAGGCGCTGGCGGGGCGGCTCCAGGTAGCGCGCTCTCCCTGGCGGCTCCTGACATCGCCGCTGCGGCTCCTACGGCGGCCGGCGCCGCGTGGCCTGCCAGCCTCGATCTGGGCGCTGGGACCGCGGCAGACGTGGGTACGGGGGCTGGTGGAGCTGCTGCGACCGGTGCTGGTGCCCCTTTGAGCCTGACTGGGGCTGCCACGGATACGGCGGGCACAACTGGCTCTGGTGGGATTTTTGATTCGTTGACCAAGGGCGTTACTTCAGCGTTCACCAAGAACCCGCTGGGGACGACCTTGGGGGTTGGCGGCCTAGCGCTGACTGGTTACGAGGGTATCCAGCAAAAGGAACAACTCAACGCGCTCAACAAGCAGGAAGCGCAGAATGCCATCACCGCCGGCAACACAGCCGCGCTCGCACAGTCGATCGCCGCGCCGCTTTTGAATAACGGCCAGGCGCTGACGACCTATCTGACCAGCGGCACGCTGCCGCCGCAGTTCCAATCCCAGGTCGATCAGACCATTGCTTCCCAGAAAGCCGGCATCATCCAGGGCTACGCATCGCGCGGCATGTCCACCGACCCGAAGCAGAACTCGCAGCTTCAGCAGGACTTGGCGGCGGTCGATAACTCGAAGAACGAGTTGATGACGCAGCTCGAAAGCCAGCTTTCGACCGCTGGCAACCAGATGATCCAGACGGCAAACGGGTTGCTGAGCCAAGGGCTGAGCGCGACACAGCTTGAGTCGCAAATCCCGATTCAGATTTCGCAGCTCAACCAAGAACTCAACCAGTCGATGTCGCAGGCCATCTCCAACTTCGCTGCGGCGATTAACGGTGGCGGTCAGAGTGGTAAGAGTGTGACGCTGAATCTTGCTGGGGCAACAGGGTAGTGTCTAATCTTGATACAACAACCGATGCGAATGTACCGCCTCTGGCGGTTGTTGGCGCTACTGGTAAAAGCGATTCACCCGCCACGGGTGCTCCTGGGAAAAGTCTCGACGACCTGACCGGCGGCAGTGACGCGCAGTACGACGCCATCACCAAGGCCGACCTCGCGCTGACCAAACAGAAGATCGGCGCCGAGGGCGGCATGGCCGCAATCCAGAAGCGTCAGGACGACGCCTACGCCCAGCGTCAGGAGCGAATGCTCGCCCAAGAAGGCGCGACCATGGACGATCTCAAGCCATGGAATGCCGAGAAGGAGATGGGCAAGCGCGAGACCAACCTGTGGGAGCAGTTCGGCTCGCCGGGCTTCGTGATCTCCATGCTCGCTTCCGCGTTCACGGCGATGCCAATGAACTCCGCGCTTAATGCCGGCGCTGCCGCAATGAACGCGATCAACCAGGGCAAGATGGAGGACTACCACAAGGCGTTCGACGCCTGGAAGGAGAACTCCAACCTGACCTTGAAGCGCCTCGATATCGAGGAACACGAGTTCAACCAGATCGGTGATCTTCGCTCCAAGAACATGGAGTCGTGGCGGGCGCAGGCGACGGCTTTGGCGGCGCGGTTCAATGATCAGCGATTGGCACTTTTGCTTCAGGGTGGTTTGGATCAGCAAGTGCTTGACGCGATCGACGCCAAGGCGAAGTCAAAGGTCGAGTTGGCGGATGCGACGCAGCGCTTGCAGGATAACGAGACGCGCCGGCAGATCACCATGGCGCTACTCGGCGATTCGAAGGACCCGAAGAAGATGGCGCGGGCCGCACAGCTTGCCGAGGCCATCACCCAACCAGGGCCAAAGACGCCGGAACAGCTTGCCGTTGCCGCGGTGATCAGCGATCCCGACTTCGCCGCGCTTTCGACGGCGGATCAAAACAAGCGGATCAACGAGGCGGTGCGCGGTGTTGCCAGTGCGCGGTATGGCGGTCATGCAACGCCAATCATGGGCGAAATTCAGCGCCAGCTCGACGCTTCGGATGCTGAACACCCAGACGATAGCCCCGAGCAACGTGATCAGCGGCATATCGAGATCATTAAGAATGTTTCGATCGCGCAAAAACCGGCCAATGCGGGCGCACCATCGATGGCGAAGGAGCAGGCACAGCTTGTTGAGGAATACGTGAAGGCCGGAATGCCGCGCGACGAGGCAATCAAGAAAGCCAAGGAAGCTGCTGCCCCGCCGATCACCGGCAATAAGCGCGTCGATCTGGAATCTCATCTCGGCCAATACGATGACGCGCTGAAGATCATCGATGGCATCGATAAGACCTTGAATAAATACGCAGGCGCTGCCGGTGTGGCGGGACGCGCGACACGCATGGGCGAGCGGGTTGGCAATATCCTTGGCTCGAACAATACCGATCGCGTACAGATGATGCGCGATATCGAGCAATTGCAGGTTATGGGGCCGCGTCTCTTGCTCGACCAGAAAACCGGTCGCCCGTTGTCCATCGAAGCCGGCAAGATCAGCGATATCATCGCCGGCTTGAACATGGGCGACACCACGGCGAACACTTTGCGCGCCATGAAAGAAATCCGTGAGCGGCTGACGACAATCCGCGATCGCGACAAGGCGCAGATGGGTGGCGCCTCTGTCGCCGATCCACCGCCTACGACCGAGGATAAGCCTTGGGAAAACGATCCGATCCAGAAATGATTTATGGTTGATCTCGCCAACATAGGACCCGAAGGCGTCACCGCGGATTTGGAGAAAGCACCTCCAGCCGTGACCGATGCCGATTCCTACGAGAAGATCGCCGCCGGCGCCGACTACCTCGATCCCAAGGGCAACAAGCGGACCAAGCCGTATCGCGTGAAGGACGCGGATGAGTACGCCGCGCTCCCCGAGGGCGTGCCGTACATCGATCCCGAAGGCAATTCGCGGGTCTCGCCGAAGTACGAGGACTTGGATTTCACCACCCAGACGCTCTACAACATGAGCGTGACCGATGCCGAACGCAAGAAAGCGCTGGAGCGCGGTTATCCTGGCAAGGTCAAGACCAATAAGCAGACCGGCGAGATGTACGTCGATGAGGACGGCACCTTGCGCCGCTCTCGCGGCTATAACAAGTCGCCGATGTCCATGATTGCCTCTCAGGCGGCGCCGGTTCTTGGCTCGATTGCGGGCGAGGTCGGTGGCGGTATTGCAGGCGGCGTGGCTGGCTCCGTGGTGCCGTTTGCCGGAACTGCGGCGGGCGCCACAGGCGGGGCAATAGCCGGCGGCGCTGCCGGCGGCGCTGCGGGCCAGGGGTTCAATGACGCCATCATGGCGCTGGCCGGTGTGTACGACCGTACCGGAACCGAGGAAGCGGTTGAGCTGGGCATGGCCGGCTTGTTCGGTGGTGTCGGCACGGCTGCCGGGCGAGGCCTGGCTGCGGCAGCACCTGCCATCAAGGGCGCGGTCAAGAACGCACTGCCAAAGGCCGCTGCCGACTTCCTTGGCGCGACACCCGAAGGCGTGTCACAAGCCAGCGCGCTGCGCGAGCAAGGCACCATGGTTCCGCCTTCGGCTTGGGCCAAGGAAGCGCCGCACATCATCAATATCTCGGAGCGGTTCGACCCGGCATTTCGCACCCAGGACCCGCTTCTGCAATCAGCAACCGAGCATTATGAGACCAAGGGCAAGGATATTCTCACTGGGTTGGGCGCGGATACCGGTAAGATCGGCAAGCTGACTGATCCCGAGGCGGCAGTGTCTACCGAGCGCGCGGGTGAGGCTGTGTTGGGCCGCACGCGCGAGGAATTACGCAAGACGGATGAGGCGTTGCGCCAGGCACTCGAAGTCAAGCGCACGAACCTGGCTGGCTCGATGACGGAGCGTATTGCCGCGCAGGAGTCGCAAACCCGGCAGCTCGAAACGGCGGCGGCCGAGGCGCGCAAAGCGGCGCAAGGGGTGATCGATGCCGGGTTTCAGGAGATTGACAAGTCCAGCCAAGCCGCGATGGATGCCGTCAAGGCCGGGCACAACGGCGGAACTCTGTGGCAGCAGGTTGCCGAGAAAATTCAGAAGGTGCGCGCCGGTATCATGGGCCGCGCCAACAAGATGTATTCCGAAGCGGACTCGCTGGCCGGCGGGTTGAAGCCGGACATTAGCGGCTTGCCGGAACGCGCACAACAGTTTCTCAACGAATTGCCCGAAGGGTTTGAGGGCAAATATCCCAGCATCGTCAAACAAATTCGTGATATGGCTGGAGAGATCGATGAGGAAGGTAAAGTCATCCGCGAGCCGGTTCAGCCGACATGGGCGCAGTTGCATAATTTGCGCTCGATCATGCGGCAGAATTATAATCGCCTCGATCTTACGCCTGACGTGAAGCAGGGCACATTCAAGTTTTTCGCCAATCGCGTTGATGAAATTCTCAATGACGCGAACGCCGTGCCCGAGTTGAAGGCAGCGGCCAAGCAGCTCCGAGAGGCCGACAATTTCTATCGCAAGAACATGGGTGCGTTCAACGACAAGCGCATCCAGGCGGTTATGGACGGCCTCGACGCTGGTTTGCCTGCCGATCCCAAGGTGTTGTTCGATACCATCGTCAAGGAAGGTCGCTCGGATCTGACCAAGAAAGTGTCCGAGATGGTCGGCCCCAACCTATGGGCCGGGGTCAAGGCGGCTGACGTTCGCGAGATGCTGGAGCAATCCAAGTCGGTCACAGGCGAGATCGACGGTAAGAGGTTCGTATCGCAGGTGCTGGAACGCTATCGTAGTGGGATGCTCGAAGCCGTTCACGGCAAGGAGGTCACGCAAAAGTTGCTTCAACAGGCGCAGAACATTGAAGCGCTGGCCGGTCGCCTGAACATCCCGGTTCGTCCTGGCGATACGATTCGCGATGTAATTGAGACCGCGCGTACCGCGGGCGAGGCTGCCAAAGCTGCGGCCAAACGGGACCCGTTGGGCACCTTGACCCGCGAGATGAAGGGTATCGAGCGGCAGCTTGCGGCGACCAAGCAGGCCGCGCGCAAGAATCTCAAGACCAACAACGCACTTGATTTTCTCTATGATGAGTCGGTTGGCGCGTCCGAGGCTGTGGACAAGATTCTCGGTAGCGAGGACTTGATTATCGCTGCCGCTTCGAAGTTTGGGCCGACTTCGCCCGAGTTCAACTTGTTGCGTCAGACCTGGGCGCAGAAGCTGCTCACCGGCACGTTAACGCCGAGCAGTAAACTCGCGAAAGTTTCCGAGGAAGTGCAGCGTATCATGTTTCCTGGTGTCAGCCTCGACCAGATGAAAACGCTGGCGAAGGAGATGGACTTTCTCATGGGTACGCGCGGTGGGCTTGGCTCCAGCATGGCCGGCGGCCTCGCGGCGATGTCCAAGGTCGAGCACCCGTGGTCGAGTATTCCGCTGGGCAAAGCGGCGGGTAAGCTTATTCCCGGCTTCGACGCTGCCGGCCGCTTCATGCTCGGCAAGTATTTCAAGTTCGTCACCGAGCTGGCCAACAATCCGGCGTTCTTGCGCTGGGTCGAGAAAGGGCTTAAAGGCGACGATCAGGCGCGCGAGATGGTCAAGGAATTAGTGCAACAGCGCATGAAGATTGGCGGCGCGATGGGCGCGGGTGTCGGCGAGTCGCAATTCCAGACGCCGAACCAGAACGTGATGCTGCAATGACCACCCTCGCCGACATCGAGAAACTGGCGCAAAAGACTGGGAAGAATACAGTAACATTTGCCGAATTGCGAACTCTTTTGCGGTACAATCCTGAAACTGGAGAATGGTGGTATCGAGCTGCGGTTAATAACAGATTTAAGCCCGGTGTTCGAGCAGGGTCTACCGGAGCATACGGCTATTGGATGATCGCAATTGACGGACGTAAATATAAATCGTCACGATTAGCTTTCTTATATATGCGCGGCAGATGGCCCGAGCAGATGATGGATCACATCGATTGCAACCGCGCAAACGATAAATGGTCAAATCTTCGAGAAGCCACGCCAACACAAAATAGCGCTAACAGGCGTAAAGAGCGTCGCAATAAAAGTGGTTACAAAGGCGTCTCTTGGTTTTCTGCTGCTAAAAAATGGGTCGCTCATATAGGTGATGGTAATACCCAGAAAAATTTAGGTTACTTTGACGATCCTGCGGAAGCGCACGCCGCCTATTTCAAAGCTGCTAAACAGCGCTTCGGCGAATACGCGAGGGCCGGATGAGCGCAATCAAGGACATCGAAGATTTGCTACGTAAAACCGCTCAACAAGCGATACTTCCCGATACATCGATTGAAAATCGAATAGACGCCCTTCGCGTGATGGGCAGTTACTATACCGCGCTGAAGAAAGCCGCCGGCCAGGAGCCTCCCGATCCGGGGGGCGATCCGACCATGGACGATATGCGTTCGCAAATCGAGGAGTCAGGGAATGGCAGAGCCGTTCAAACTCGAAGTCGTTCCCGAAACTGATCCTCCTACGCAAGATGCTTCGGCGGACGTAGCCCGCTCGGATGCCACTACGGCCATGTTCATGATGGCGCTTGGCGCGTTGTCGAAGCGTGCTTTGGTCGCTCTTGCCTCAATGTTCTCGCTGCTTACCGCTGGCAGTGCCTTCTGGCTCTGGTTCCTCACTCCCAAGCCCGACGTTTATCAGATCGTCTCGCTGACGATCTATTCTATCTTCATCCTCGCGCTCAATTGGCTGGTGAGGACGCGATGATCAGGGTTCTGATTTTTCTTGCTGGGCTGCTGGCACTTATTCCGACACAAGCGCAAGCGCAAGCTCCCGTTCTTGTCTATTGCGATACCGGGGTAAGCGGCGCAAATCGCTACATCCCCTGCAATACGACTTACCCTCTTGCTGTTTCCGCGTCAGTTACCGCGTCTATTTCCGGTTTTACCGCTACATCCACTGGGACGCCCATTTCGGTTACAACTGGCGGGGTTACTGGTACACTTCCAAGCGGCACGGTTGTCGTCGCAACAAACGCCGGGGCGACCAATACTGCTTATTGCGCGCTTGGTGGGTCTGCTACCACTAGCTCGCAACCAATTTCTCCCGGCGGGTGGTTTGCGTTCACGGTCGGCGTATCAACACAGTTAACTTGCATTACCTCAACTAGCACCACGACCGTTAACATGACCGGCGGCGCAGGATTGCCAACTGGAACGGGTGGGGGAGGCAGTGGAGGGTCTGGAGGCGCCGTCACTATCGCTTCTGCCGGCGTAGCCAGCGGGGCTTACGCTTCTGGCTCGATCGCTTCCGGCGCCATCGTTAGTGGTGCCGATGTCACGGAAGGCACCACTGCGGAAACCACGGTTTATGCGGGCTCCGGCGGTTGTACGGTCGTTGCATGCCTCAAGGGTATTTATTCGGGCGTGACCGGAGCGATTCCTGCGGGCACAGCACTTATCGGAAAAGTCGGTATTGATCAGACAACACCGGGGACGACCAACGGCGTACAGGTCAATGCCGCGCTTCCGGCAGGTTCAAATGTTATTGGCGGCGTGACTGTAAGCGCGCAGGCCGATCCTTGTTTTGCGAGCGCCAAGACTAATCTTGCCATCAACGGCAATAGTACAAGTTCGACACAGCTAATCGCGCTTTCTGGTAGCACGACAATCTACATTTGTTCGCTATCGTTGATCGCCGCCGGTGCAACTACGGTTGCGTTTACGACCGGAACAGGAACTGCGTGCGTGACAAATAATGCGGCTGTTATCGGCTCGACCACGGCAAATATTGCCAACAGCATTTCGCTGGCGGCTAATGGCGGTCTTACGCTGGGTAGTGGGGTGGGCACCATTGCCAAGGGAGTCGCATCAAGCGAATTCTGCATGATACTTGGCAGCTCAGTCTACGTCGCGGGCAACCTCACCTACGTCCAACAGTAGCGTCATGAAGCGGATTATCTGCACATACATCGCGGTTTGTGCGCTGTTTGTTGCGGCTTGGCAGTCCTTTGCCCAGGTGCCTATGACCGGCGCTGGACTGCCGAAGCCAGCAGTGAGCGCGAGTTATCAAGGTCCTGGCGACCTTTCCAACCTCGGAACTTGGACGGCATGGGGTAGCTGTGCGCGGGCCTGGAACGCGGCATACGCCGCCGCGCAAAGTCCGCTTTGCGATCTTGTTGACACCTCAACCGGGGTAGCAACATGCACGCTGAGCGTTGGAACGAACGGCTTTGCCAATGTGTCGTCGGCGGTGTGCGTGAGCAATACCGTCAGCGTAACAACGTTCTGCACGGTCACTCATACCGGGTGCAGCGTAACCAAGGTTTACGATCAGAGTGGCAGCAGCAACCACTTCACCCAAGCCACGCTTGGGAACATGCCAACGCTTACGCTAAGTGCGCTCAACAGTTTGCCGGGACTGACGTTTGCGGCCGGTTCGATGCAGATCAATACCGGATCAATCACGCAAGCTGTGCCGTTTTCAATATCATCTGTCTACGAGCGAACCGGAGGATTTACCACACAGACCGGTGTGGTTAACCCACAAAATGCGACCACGGCCGGATGCGGCCCGTATAGCACGGCAGCGACTATTTATGTTGGTGCGGTGACGGGGATTGCGGCATCCGATAGTGCCTATCACGCGCTGCAATGTGTCAACCAGAATACAGGCGGCACTGTCGTTTCTGTTGTCGATGGGACAACTTCGACCGGGACGGCCGGGGCAACAGGTTTTGTGGCTACGCCCGCGCGCATGGCGCGCGGCACGGGCGGTTCTCTGACAGGCATCATCATGGAACTTGGTATTTGGTCTGGTGCTTTTACATCCACCGAATATGGTGCGCTCAACACCAACCAGCACAGCGCGACCAATGGCTACAATTTTTAAGCGGCTGGTTGTTGCGCTCATCGCAATAATTTGTCTGTCGAGCGACAGCGGCGCTTTTTGGCACGGCGCTCCTGTTGGTCTTATTGGCACACGAGCCAAGGTGGACGGCAATAAGAGCGGCGGCATTACCAAGGCGATGTTCCGCAGTGCCTTCTATTTGCCGAACGGCAGCACAACAATACAGTTTCTAGAAGGCTGCTTTTATGTGGCCTCTGGTGTAGAAACAGGGCCAGGTTCCAGTTGCGTTATCACTGAAAGCGTCGAATACAACGGAACTTGCACCCCAGTAAAGTTCTCTGGGTCATCAACCGGCACAATACCAAACAATGGCACACTGTTGAGCGACCCGGTTACCCTATCTGCGCCCGCTGGTGCTCTCGCCTTTCGTCGTCAATACCAAACAAACTCATCCGGGGTTACTTATCAGTGGGATAACTCTGTAAATTTTATCGATACGTCGCTGGGGGATGCAAGTGTCACGTCTAGCCCAACTGATCAAACGGTTGCATGTGGAGCACTGACCGATAGCGGAACCATTGGGATTCATGCGCCGCTGGCGATTATTGGCCCCTTAAATCAGCCCGGCGTTTGTGTTGTAGGCGATAGCATCGCGTATGGTTCACAAGGGACGTTTGACGCCACAGGCGATATCGGGATTATTGAGCCGTCTTTAGGAACAGGTTTTGCTTGGACCAATATATCAAGCAGTGGAGATCAGGCTGTAGCTTTTGTTGCGGGACACTCAAATCGGTCGCTCGTGTTTCCTTATTGCTCCACAGCTATAATTGAATATGGCCGCAACGATATTTACGCTTCGCCGTTCGATACGGCGGCACAACTTGAAACCAACTTGACCACAATTTATGGCTACTTTGGATCAAACACCAAGACAATTATCGAAACAACTTTAATTCCCGACACCCCGTCATCGACAGATGAGTGGGAGACAACTGCAAATCAGTCTACCCAAGCGCCATATGAAGGTTATCGGCAAAGTTTTAATTCTGCTTTGCGCGCCGGGACGTTCGGCCCGAGCGGCGGCTATTTCGATACTGCCAGTGTGATCGGCACGCCGTCACCGAATTACCAGTTTTGGATCGTCAACGGGACGCCGTATTATTGTACTTACCCGCAAAGCAGCTTTGCTGGCGTTCACCCGAGCCCAACTTGCTATGGGATTGTTGCTAGTTCCGGCATCATCGATACAACCCGGATTCAATGGTTGCTAAACCGCGACCTAGATCCGGCATCGAATGACAATAGCCCAGCGTTTCTACGAAAGGCAGCTTAAAAATGCAGTTTTACCTGGAACTTTTCATGCTATACTGCACGCCTTCGGCAGTCGTTTTAGCGTGGTTTTTGCGATGACCAGCGGACAACCAATTCTTCAGTCGGGAAGCGTGACGCCCGGACATTTATGGAGCGTGACGACGGACGGCGTGGCGCAAGATTCGGGCGTCAGCTTCAACAACACGCAAGCTATTTTTCAATCAACCATTACCAACGTCAACTTCAACTCGGCCAATACCGACAACCAGGTCTTGATCAATTTACCGGTTGGGTTTACGCGATGGCGGATGCAAAATATTTATTTGTCCGGCGCATCAGGAACGTTGACAACAGCAACATGCGGGCTGTTTACCCAACCAGCAGCAGGTGGCGTTGCTATTGTCACAAGTGGATCGGCTATCAATGTAAATACCAGCTCGATAGACACTAACAACAACGGGCAAGTATTTACAATAAATAACCAGAATACTTTGTTTTATTCAGACACGGCTATTTATTTTCGCGTTCAAAACCCGCAAGGAAATGCTGCGACAGGAAACATAACGGTTGATTATGTTGTTCTTCCTTAAAATTTACTTGACGTGGCTTGCAATCTGCCTGCCGGCCCTGGCGCAAACCGGACAGCCGATCAAGCAATCGGGCAACGTGGCGCCTACACACGCATGGTGCGTCACGACCAACGGAATCGCGCAAGATTGCGGCACCGCAGCTATTCCCTTTCTCACCTCGATTGGCGCCGTCTACAACGGTCCCTCGATCTGTGCCTGGAGCGCCTTGTCCACGTCGGGAGCGGCGCAGGAGTTGTGTCTGGGAGCGACGACGGCGGGAGGTGCCGAAATCACTGTGCAAAACGTTGGATCTGCTTCTGCCCTTCCGCTTTTGTTGAATCTTAACGGCACCATCTACCAATTTCCATTCTCGACTTCGGGCGTAATTGGTCCTTCCAGTTCTATGGTTGGCGATATTGCAGAGTGGAATAACACGTCCGGCACCTTGCTAAAGGATGTTACGCCGACAGCGATGATTGATCAGCTTTGTGCCACAAACGGCGATCTTTTGGTTCGACTAACCGGCACTTGGCAATGCCAAGCAACAGGAACAAGTGGTCACGTCGTTCCGTTCCTTGATGGCGCTAATACATGGTCAGCCACGCAGACTTTTGCGGATGGCGGTGCGTGGTCCAGTTCTGGAATTTCTGGATTATTGTCGCTGGCGATAACTGGTGGAACACTGTCTGCTGGAGCTAGTGCGCTCGCAGTAACTGTAACCCAACCGGCTTCTCCAGCAACAAAACAGGAAGCCGTTAGCATAGCCGTTACAGGTGCAGGATCAGCCAACCAAGTAAACGATGCCTTTGCGGTAGCATATAATGCTGGTTACACAGGTGCAAACAGAAGTATTGCAGCTGATGTAGATAATTTGAACGCCGGAACCGCAGCCACCGTCGTTCCAGCTTCTTCTCTTAATAATAGCCGTGGTAATATGGGAATTGCCTCGGCTGCACTTGGATCCACCACGACCGGCTACAACTTTGGTATTAATGGTTTTGCAGGAGGCGGTTTAACAAATGTCGGCGGATCATTTCTTTCTCAAAGCGCAAATAATAATAATTCCGGCGCCAACATAGCGGTGGTTGGCAGTGCGCTTAACAACGGAACTGGTTCTCCAGCATATCAAATTGGCGGCTGGTTTTCTCTTAACCAAACAACCACTCCGTCTGCTTCGGCGGCATTAATAGCTGATAACGCTTCGCAAAGTAATCCTGTAGCCCTTTTTCAAGTTGCCGGGACGACCAAAGTCGAAGTTGATGCAAGTGGTAATTTGACCGCACCAGCATCCAGCACTCTTACAATAGTCGCACCAAGTAGCGGGAATATAGCAATAAATCTTGGCTCGGATGCTACCGGCGACCTCTATTACCGTAATTCTAGCGGCAATTTTACCCGCCTGCCAATTGGCACGACAAACCAGCAATTGGCCGTATCCGGTGGACTCCCGGCGTGGACAGCCAGCACCAATTCCGTGGCGTATCTTTGCACGATCACCGCCAACAACTCGGCATCTCTCAATAACGCTTCGCCGACTTCGGGCAGTTGTCCGCTCAACAACACCTACACATCCTACCAGCTAATCTTCCAGAACATCATCCCGGCAACGGACGAGAAAATTCTGGAATTGCAAGTCCATTCTGCCAATGGCGGCGCATCATATAAAACGACAGGGTATATTACATCGGAAAATTTTTGCGCCAATAGCACTTGCGCTGGTGGCAATCCGACGGTGTATATTCCACTCACTTATCCGTCTGACGCCAATGCGGCGGCTTTGCATAACGCTGCGCCAGGATTCAGCGGTACAGTCGTTATCATGAACCCGTCAGTATCAGGTCTAATCAGCATAAGCACGAATAGCGCCGGCTACCTTGACGGTGGGGGGCTTGCCGGTACAACGAGCACTTTCGGCTACTGGAATACAGCCGCTGCCGTTGACGGCTTCCAAGTCCTGATGGACTCTGGTAATATCACCTCCGGTTCGATCCTCGTATATGGAATTCAATGACATGACCGACCGCTTCCCAATCTGCCTGCCGTTCACATTGCAGCAAGAGTGCAATGTCTATACCGGCACCGCGGCCGACTGGTCCAATCCCCGTAACTTCGACGACGACCCGCACGATCCTGGCGGTGAAACTCAATGTGGCATCACCGGCAGCGAATATGATCTGTGGCTGCGGTTGCAAGGATTGCCGCAACTCGATGTGCGCAAGATTACGCAGATGCAGGGCGAGGCTATCTATCAAGGCTCATACTGGAATCCGAATTGCGCCAAGTGCCCGGCCGGTGTCGATTTGTGCGTATTCGATGAGAACGTGAACGCAGGTCCGCGCACGTCCACTATTCTGCTACAACGCGCCTTGGGCATTACCGCAGATGGCATATGGGGACCGGCGACTGACAAGGCTGTGGCGGCCATCGCCAACCCCGCAGCGGTCGTCAACGCCTTCACGGCTGAGCGAGAGGCTTATTATCGCTCGCTCTCGACGTTCAAATACTTCGGCACCGATTGGATTCGGCGGTCGCAAGAAATCGATGCGGAATCCCTAAAGATGGCAACAGGAGCAACCAATGCCTAACATCGACCCGAAAGTTATTTTCTGGATCTCAATTGCCATCGCCGTGGCGGGAGTTGGCAGCAACGCGGCCCTTTGGACGGGAGCTATTCCAGCAGGTTCGATCGACATGCTTACGGCATGGAACCATATCATCAGCGTTGTAGGACAAGTGGTGATGCCCCTCTTGCTTGGGCAAGGCATGACCAACGCAGGGCGCCTTGCAAACGTTCAATCCGTCCCCCTGGGACAGAAGCTGGATAGTCTCGCCGCGAACAATCCCGAGGTCAAATCGATCGTAACGACGGCGGCTCTCGCTAACGCCACAGACAGCGACAAGATTGTTTCAGCGCCGCCTCAAGCGGTAAAGGCCGCGTCATGAATCCTGCCGACATTTTCAAGTTCCTGCCTTACGCCGAACGCATGGCCAAGGCGGCGGCAACAATCGAACGCCTGGAAAAGGACCCTGACGTTCAGGACGTTATTAAGCTCGTGGGCGAGCTTGGGGCGTTGATAGCTCAGGAACAGAAGCCGCTGCAAACCGGTTGAATTTCGTGGGCAACTGTTGCCCCAAAGACACACTGAAGGTTGTAGATTGCGCATGGGCATCTCGCCCTCATCAGGAGAACACCATGCGTAACTTCTTTCTTTCTAGTACCGCGCTCGTCGCGCTGGCAATGCCGGCCATGGCTGCGGATATGCCGGTCAAGGCCCCCCCGCTCCAGCCTACCACAGCCTATCCCTATACGACTTCGGGCATTTACTGGGGCCTGACTGCCTTTGCTTCGGACACGACCTTCAACGTTAATGCTCCGGGCTCCAATACTGGGGACGTGTCGGCGATCGGCGGTTCTATTGGCGTCCTACTCGGCTGGTCAACGCCGATCAATGGCGGCGCTCAGTTTGTTCGGATCGAGGGATCAGCAGCAGCGCAAAACCTTAACGGGACGGCATCGCAGACCGCTGGTATCCTTTCGATGAAGGGGCCGTGGCGAGTGGAAGGCGTGGCTGAGATTGGGATGCCCTGTGCGAACATCGTAGCCTATCTGCCAGCGAATCTCGGCAGCCTGTTGCCGACGCTCCCTGCGCTTCCCACGGGTCTCGTAGCAACGAACTGTCATGCGTATATCGGCGGCGGGGCCGCGGGCGAGGACATCAGCGCCAATCTCACCCCCGTCGGATCGCAGGGTTCCGAATGGTCCGGCGCTGGCGTCGTCAAGACCGGCCAGATTTGGCAGTTGGCAAATGGCTATGCGGTCGAGACGTGGATCGAATATGAAAGCAATGGGCGCTCGATTGGCCTCAATTCCGGCGGCCCGATGTTCACGTCGTCAATCCAGGGACAGACCCACAAGATCACGACAGGCGTTAACTTCGACTTCTAGTACTTTCGGATGGGCGGTCGCCAATGGCCGCCCATACTTTCGTACCCGGTACTTTAGGATAAATGATGCCGCGCAAAAGACCCTCTAGAATGTCCGTCTGGAACGCGGGGACGGCGGTGAACGTATTTGCCATTCCAACGCTGACATTCGTGTTTTTGGCCGGCGGGTTCTATTTTGTCGATAAGTATAAGTTCGAGGTCTACGACGCTGCGGCTGCCGACGTGCTGGCAATCAAGCTGCACAATGCCGGCCAGGACGAACAGGTTCGAGAAATCCAAAATCTCCTGACGAGAATTTCCAGCCAGGTTGATGCTTTGCGCAACAACACGCCGGTTTCAGGTCCAGGAGCAGGCGGCGGTGCGGCCGTTGGCGGCAGCAGTATGCGCGGGCCGTGATGTCAGATGGATTCCACCTACATCGCCCTTGGCGCTGTTATCCTTGCGGCAATTACGCTCGCATCGCAGATGCTCGGCAAGAGTCTGTCTATCCGCGAGCATGAAGAGTTTTCCAAGAATACTAAAGAACGGCTCAGCGATCTAAAAAGTGATTACCAGCGCGAAAGCAACCGACTTGAAGATCGCATCAAAACCCTTGAGCAGACTCGACCGACAACTGGCGAGATTGAGGCGCGGCTTGACAAGAAAACTTAGGTCATGCCCTCCATCGAGCTTCCCGCCAACGGCAAGTGTCCCAAATGTGGGGCAGCAATTCCCAAGGCCAGGATCGTAAAGCACGAATCCAAGCTCGAAGGCGTTCCACTATTACGATTGCCCCAAATGCGGGCCGGTGCTGGTCAAGGTGTGGGACATCAGCGTGCCTGCCAAGAAATAACCGCAGCCGGGTAAGCCGTCCCGCCGATTCCAATCCAGTGGATGAAATACCACAGATCGTTCTCCCACCAGAACCGGCAGACGTGGGCGATCATTGGGTGGTCTGCCGCGTCCGCGGTGCGCGTTCCCGAATCATGTAATCCATGATGCGAAAACACGTCGTCACGTCCTGCTCGGTTAGAAGCGCACTCATGCGCAGTGCGCGGTTGGCCTCGTACATGCAATTGAGCTGCATTGCCATGATGTAGGCCACATCGCGATCTTCCGATTGCTTGGCCTTTTGTAGCACTTCCTTGAGCGGAATTTTACTCACTTCATCCGCAATGTCGGCTTCAACGTCGTGTGAATTGGTCATTCCCAGCTCCTTTGGTTAAGTTTTTTCCGACAGGTCTCTTGTTAGCGTGGACAATCCGTGGGTCGGAATAGCCAGTGCTGACAATGAGCGTATTTCATACCAGTTAGATCATCGCGACGCATAGCCGCGCCAAAGCGGTCATCCCAATAGAGTTCATGTGCAACAAAGCAAACGAACATTAGTTTGAAAACGCACCAGCATAGAATAGCTCTGCGAGACGCGACCGACATTTTCATTCCCCTGTTTGTTGGCCATCAGCGCCGCTTGCGCTCAAGTTCGGTTGCGCCCTGATGGATTCGGCATCGTGTGTGCAGAATTTGCCTACCTTTGTGCATGCGCCATGAAAAGCGATATTCATGGGTGAGCCCGCAATCGCAACAAGTGATAAACCAATATTGTGGCACGGTCCTCCATTGCGAAAAATGCCGCGACGTGAGTTGCACGGATTTTCTCTGCTTAAGGTCTTTCCAGCGGAATGTCATTTGCCTGCTATTCGTTTATTACTTTCCACGTTCAAACTTGGCTCTCAGTTGTTGGTATCGAATGAGGTCTTTGAGGTCGTTTGCCTCTGCGCGTTCGAGTGCGTCGCACATTTCACGAATCAGAAATATTTCCGCGCCGCTCTCCGTCGCGTGTTCGTCAAGCCACTTTTTGGCGCGCTCGGTAAGATCGCTCATGTTTCCCCGGCTGTCTGCTCAATAACATCTAAGCGCGCAATATCAGCCATCCCCGCCGCCAACTCTGCATCGCTAGTGTAAAGCTCGCTGCGCATGTCGTAGTGATCGACGATGCGACGTAGCTGCGCCTTTAACGCCGCGATCACCTTCGCGTCGAGTTCGATCTTGGTAAGTGACCGTAGCAATAAGTCCGTAAGTGTGCAGACGGCATTGTGATGCCCATAAGCCTTGCGCATTTCATTTGCTGCCGTCCGAAAATCATCGACGTTGAGGGATTGGCCATCACTCATATTTTCTTCCTGCTGTTCAGGGATTGGCCGGTTGCGCTGTCCATTCTGGACGCGCCTCGACCTTAACGAGCTTCGCGAGCATTTCCGTTTGAAGGTCTATGCCAAATATTTCGGCAATCATATAAGCGTAATTGCCGATATCGGCGAGTTCTTCGATCATTTTTACTCGGCGCTCGTTTGAACCGGCGTCACCGCGCCAGTCCTTCTTGACGAGATTGGCAAGTTCACCTGCCTCCCCGCAGAGGGCCAGCGTCATGAAGCGCAGCTTGTCGTCCCCTGCGAGCGGTCCCCACCCAAGATGTCGGCGTAGATGGTCCTGCAATTCGCTCATGTTCTTTCTCCCTGCATTGGACGGGTATGTGCCCGAAACTCTGCGGTCACGAATAGCGTGCACGTCCAGTTATCGGCACACTTCTCAAACATCCGCATTGCCTCTAGCTCGTTATCGAAGTGCATATCGCCCCTATCTGGGTCGTCAAACTTCAGAAGCCATCGCGGCTTGCGTTCGGCTGGTGGTCCATAGGTGCATAGCATTTCAAGTTTCCGTCTGTTCGGCGGTTAGTCGGACATTGCCTCGGACATGAGGTCATTCACGACTCCGATCAAATCGTCGATTGTCATGAACAATCGGGGACCAGATGTCATGACAACAGACACTTCCTCCACAGGCAACTCGATACAAGGACGACCGATGCCCTTGCTTCGTTCGCGCATCTTCTGCCGCGCAACTTCAAGCCCGTTGAGAACTTGAGAAGTGATCGAAGGTTCAGCCATGCTCTTCTCCCGACATTCGTCCTGACTGTCGCTGTTTGTCAGGCGGCTTCTCGCCACCCGCTCATCATTACAAAGCCGCTGCCGGCCATCGCTCGCGCTTCCGCGCCAGAGAAGCCCATGGTGGCGGGAGTAATCACGCTCCAAAGCCCCAACACCTTGCCGAGCGCGAATAACTGGAACGCCGCGCCCTGGTCGCCGATCTCGGCTCCGACCTCGATGTAGGAAGGACCGCCGGCAAGGCGCTCGGGCTGCGGATAGGTTTTCAGGATTTCGATCAACTCGTCCTTGTGGCGTTCCGCTGCCGCCTTATCCACACCGATCACGAGAAATTCGAGATCAACTTTTTCAAGATCGGCTGCTTGCGGATCGTCGCTCGGTGGCATCGCATAGATTTCTGTCACCTTGAGATTGGGCGTCTCGCGTTCCGTAATTTCCGGCCCCTTGCGAAGCTGCACGGTCGTTGCGGCCAAAATCTTGTAGAGCCTATTGAGGTCCATTGGGTCTCTCCTTTAGTTGGGGCACTAACCCCGTGTATGTCGCCGGCTGTCAGTGTTTTCGACGTTTGGTGGATACGGTCGTCACCGACCCGCTCGCTTCCACAATTTCGACAAGGCCATAGATTGCGACCTTTACGGTCTCGCCTGCATCCGCAGTGGTATCGATCGCCCGGTGAGGGTCAAAATATTCGTCGCCCTTGCGGCCGGCGATCTTAACGAACAGCTTTTTCGGGAACTTCATTTGCGGCGTCCTTCTGTTTTACGATTGTGGGTATCCAACTAAGAGGCGGGTTTTTGTCCAATTCGGGCAGTTCCTCCATTCCTTCGATTACTTTGGCCAGCGCCGCAGCCTTCGCTTCCTGGGTATCCTCTTTCCAGGAAAATGAGATAAGGCCCCGCTCCGCTCTGATTTTCCCCTTCTTGGTCTTGAAAAACTTTCGGGTGAAAACCATTCCGCTCAAGCGGCCGGTCGCACGCTGCTGTCCCTTCTTGTCGGGGAAGGTCAGTGATTCATCTAGAAAAGTGGGGGCGTAGTAGCACTGCATTGGTCTATTCCCATGAAGCTAGCGACTAACGACGCATAATTCGGTGAAGGTTCCTAACCTGCGTCACCTACAACCGCTGCCGATCCGTTCGGTCCCGACCGGTTCACTCTGAGCCGGCAAGAGAGTGGTTTTTTCCGTGCCACCACCAAGGGTCCAAGAATGGTTATCCGCTCTCAGTCACCATCCAAGTCATTGCGTGTCCCTCTTTCGAGGTTGCGGCGCAAAACTCTATGCCACCTTCTCGCTGCTCTTTTCCATCCGCACCATTTCTGCTGCCAAGATATTCTCCGCATAGGCAACACAGCGCTTTTTTGTCCGGCACCATGAAATGCCGTGCGGTGAGTTCAGGTGTTTGCTGTCCGACAAGCGGGTGGCGGCTAAACCAAAGCCAGCATCGCTAGCGTGATAAATATAAAACCGAATGCCAGACACCTCAGCCTGATATTCGCTCTTTTCGCGGCCCGGCAGCCACTTTATTTTGTTTTCCGTGCTCATGCCACCCTGCTCTTTTCCATCCGCATCCGCTGCACGGTATGGGTGTTCTCCCGGCTGGCGCGGCTGTAGTCCATTTTCATCTTTTGGCCATTTCGGCAGCAAATAGATCGCGGATATGCTGTGACAGATTAAAGTCCTCTGTTGAACTTCCGCATTCTACGCCGCCTTGTTTCGGGAATAATTTTTCATTCAGCCGAAGCATTAGATCGTCGCCCCTCCTAAAGAACAAGCTACTATCAGGAAATGACATCGTATCGTCTAGCGCGCATGGTGACTGCGGATTAGAAGGAGTGCCTCCGGTTTGCGCTGGTGCAAAAGGCCACATGGCAATTACTCCTAAGAGGTTTCGTCGAATCATGATGCCGCTCCCGTGAATTTCCTATACCCCGCCATAAACGCCTCATGGTCCGCAGCCGACCTAAACTTCATCCCTTCCAGCCATTGCCAAGCGCGATAAGCGAGGACTTGCAATCCGCCGGGCCATTGCGGGCAGGCAGCATCGGCCCATTTCCGAAATGACGGGGCGTCGGTTGGGATTTTGTCGGCGGGGAGGTTCATTCTGTCCTCCAACAACGCACGCCTTCGTCTGTGGTGCGGCAGGAAAACTTGCCTTTGATGGCTTTGCCAAATCCCGTTGCTAAGGCCGCCGCTTTTCCAATTTTGATGTCAGCCGGGAAAAGGAAGGAATCGCCAACCTTCATCTGCCGCCAAGGATATTTGGCGCCCGCCTCGCGTCGAGGATGCTCTGGCATCGGAACTTTCTTATCGACCGCAATGTCCATAATGGCCTCCACAGTCCGAGTATATTTAAAGCAAATCTAACCATTGTCAAGGGCCAATATAAGGCCTACTAAACCTCAGTTACTCGGCATTGATTGCGGGGCCGGGAATTGCACCCGACGCCAATAGGCAGCGCGCACGACTACGTTGGTCGCTCTGCGCTTCCCGCTTCCGGGTCGTAGGCCGTCGCCTCGCCGGATTTCGAACCATGTCTCTGAGAATTTGGCATCCCGAACAGAGGCCATCGTAAAGTGAGTGAACCTTTTGCTTACAGCGATGGCACGTCAGAACTTCGCCAGCGCAGCAAATGTAGTGGTGGTATCGAGCCATAATCTTTCCCATGCTATGCAGAAGTTAACCGCCAGAAGCTTCAATCAGAGTGTATCCGGCTGCCGCAGCAAAAACGGTTCGCGCCTCATCGTGTGCAGCCCATAATTCGGCGCGCTGGTCTGGCGTCATGGATAAAGGGTTCATCGTCGGCTGATCCATCAGCCGTGCAAGAGCCTTTAACAATCGAGGCGCCGCTATGATCAAACGAGCGTCATCCTCTGTTAGCGGCCACTCCTTCGAATGTGAACCGCAAATCCCCGGAGTCTCATCCTCATAGAACGCACACTCTACTTTCAAATTGCTCGGGTCCTCATCGTTGAGGACCCATGGCCCCGGCGTATGCTTTTCTTTATTCTCTTCCTTCATGGAAATTCTCCGCTGCTCATAGCATCCATTCTGGCCAAGTGCCGGGAATCATCCAACTGCACATTGATCCGGCCCGATCTCCAAAGCAGCCGTCGAACGGCGTGCGGACAAATATCATCGCCGGAAACTTCTTGCCGCTGCCGGGTACATAAACCACCATCATGGTGTTCTCCTACCTCCAAAACGGACAGATATCTGTCATTACTCGCCACGCTGGGCGCGCTCGAAACGCCTATGCTGGCGCATGTTGTGCATCCTCCCCCGCTGATCCACCTGTTCTTTCTCAACTAAAAGAATGGCGTCCAAAAAGTCTTGGGCGTGCTTCTCGTTGCCCAATTCGAGTTCGTTGCGATAGGCTTGGCGCATCAATCGTAATTCCCATTCTTGTCTAGCCTTCGAATTGTTGGGGAGTGCCGGTTTGTTCATTTGTCTGCCCTATCCGAACGGATTACGTGCGCCCTTTTGAAGCTCTAGCCGAAATCCCATTGCCTCGACCCAATCAAAAAAACTCTGTAGTCTTGGCATCTGTTCTCCTCGCTCCCACTTCGCGATTTGAACGCAGTGAGAACCTAGAATTTTGGCAAGGCGTTCCTGGGTCATTCCGTTTTTCCGCCGCGTCTCGCGCAGCGTGCGGATTATAGAATGCCGCGATTGTTTTGTTGAAGGGTCTCGCCTCAATTTCATTTGAGCGGCCATCTTGGTAATCGCAGGCTGCGGGTGTCGGGGGATAGCCGTCAAGATTTCGGCCCATGAACCGCGCGGCCAAAGGCGCCGCAAGGTGGCGCGCTCGGGGCCGGTCCAGGGTGTCCTTGAATTGTAAAGGCGCTTGATACCTTGAGAGATTACCTGATTGCGAATTGCCGCCTGAGTGCGGCCGGGAAACTGGCTCAGAATATTGCGCCATTTCTCGACAGGATAAATCAGCCGGACGAGTTCCAGTTCTTCCGCAGTCCAAGGTTTTCCGGCCATTCATAATCTGCCTGTTAATTCCGTATATGCCGCCGTTTTATGGACGCGCTTTGCCAGCAACAAACTGGCGGATGCGCTTTGTTACGGCGCGCTCGCCGACTGCGCCCTTCTGATACTTTGCCGGGTACTTTGATTGGGCAAATAGAAACTCGACCTCAGAAAGCTCGATGCCAAATAACGAGGCGGCGGCATCAAAGCCTATGTTGTCGCCGTGCTCTGGCGAAATGTAGTAGCGCGCTCCGCCATTGGTGAGACCGGCGCGCTTAAAGGCCCCGCTCAAAACTGCCAGCCCCATAGCGCAAGCCGTGGTCCCGCAATTGAGCGCCACTTCCCCGTCGTCGCGAGCGTTACCCCAGTCGTACAAATCGAATTTGATGCCGTTCTTGTTCTTGGCGTCCGCTTCGAGCAGATCGGCCAGCTTCAAAAGTCTGCGCTTGTTCACGGTATCCTCCTACCTCTAAGTTGGCGACATACTTGTTGACAGTGGCAAGAAGTCGGACGAGTTGATGATGCGATTGCATTCGTCCATCGCCGAGCAAATTTGCCTAAATGTAAGAAGGTCCATTTCGATCTTAATCAACAGATCGTCTCGCGCGCCTTCCCATACCGTTTTCAGTTCCTCAATGTGATCGATGCCGTGCAGCGCCAGATCAATGCTATCGATGGCGTTTCGCATTTCAGTGTATTTTTCTTTCAGGGTCATTTGCCTGTTAACCTGTCGAAAGCGCCCGAAGCTTTTTCAGGTACGCGATACGCTTGCGCGGCGACAACCGTGGCACCGGAAATTTGGAGTTCTTCGCGATCAGCTTCTCCAACTTGTCCAGTGTTGCCCACGCCATCGCCGCATCCATCGGCCCCGCGCCTGGCTCGACGCCCTGCTCCACCCAGGATCTCATGGTCGGATGCGGGCGATCGAACCAGCGGGCCAGATCGGCAACTGTGAGGTTGCCGTCCTTCTGACATTTCTGGAGTCGGGACTGGAAAGTCATGACTTGAAAAACGCATCCAGGTCGTTCGCCAGGTCGGCTGGCGGCGCTTCGGGTTGCTGAATACCGAAGTTGGGGGCGGCTTCGGGGCGGAAGGGGGCCATGGTCGTCTGGCCGTTCTCGGGAGCTGCCGGTGCGGCTTCCTTCTTGGGACGCCCGCGAGTTTTGGGCTGCTCAGAAGGCATTGCGTTGCCGGCAAGACCTGTTCCCGGGCCAGTCTGCGCAGCAAGTCGTTCGGCGGTTTGCTGGGGCGCCACCAACGCTCCCTGAATCGGCTGATCCAGCCGGCCCACGATGCCATCGGTTGCGTGGCTCAGAAGCATCTCGTTGCGGAGAGCACCGGCCTCGGGATCGATGAAGTAGCTCGACGCCGCGAACTGCACCACGCCGCTCTTATCAGCCTCGAACGTGAGCCGTGTCACAACATCGCGCATGTCGGCACCAGTCTTGCCGAATTTTTCCTTGTATTTTTTCCAGTTGTCGAACGAACCAGGAGTGACGCGGAACTGGAATGCAATCTTGTGCATCAGCACCCACTTCGCTTCCTTCGGATTGGGCAAGTCCAGAACGAACACCGCAGCCCACAGCTCGTCGCGGCACGCCTTCACCGGCTTGCCTGTCAGTTTCGACTGCGCAGAACCACGCTTGTTCCATTCGCAACTATTGCACATATGCCCACCCGCAGCGTTCTGCGGCTCGGTCGCTTCCCGGCTGGCGGCGATGCCATTCGAGGACCAGCAAAGCGGCGGATCGTTGCTTTCGGGAGTCCACGGTTTTTCGGGATCGTAAAGCAGCTTGCACATCTTGTCGGACAAATCGAAAATGCACACGTCGAGATACTTCGTCTCGACCGGATGCTTCTCACCGGCAGCATCGATCAGGGTAAAATTGCTGCCCCGAATCGAAATGTGAGGTGGCATGGCTGAACCCATGCCCTCGGTGGCGCGGTCAGCCAAGCGCGGCAGGGCAGCTTTTTGCAGGTAGTCGGGTAGTTGCGCGGTCATTACGATCTCCGTATGTTGACCCGGTTGAAATAGTTCACCTCAATTCCAGGAGGCGGCTGGTTCTTGTTATCTTCGAGGTACTGTTTGAGCGCGTCTTTCTGAGGGGCGCCAACTTGCAGCAGCTCGTTGCCGATCGCGTCCCAATTCTCGTTCACGAAATCGAGGTACTTGTCGCGGTCGATCACCTTTGGCGTGGTGATGGTCGAGATGTATGCGGTCCCATTATCCGTGGACATGGAATTCTGCTTCTGCTCGTGCATCATACCGAGCAGGATACCCTTGATTTCGTCCATACGCTTCTTGTGCGGCGCGAGGTGTTCGGTGAAGCGCTTGCTCTCGGCGGCACACCAGTCGTCCAGCTTGGTGTGTTCGGCGATGAGGTCGGCGGCGGTAATATTATGCATCGTTTTCACACTGGCAGTTAGGATGCGGATTACCGCGCTCGCCATAACCACACGCGGTACAAAATGTATCGTTGTACCGAAGATTCGCAAACACTTCCGCACGCTGCTGCCACGGTAACTCAATGAGTGCCGCGAAACAATTTTCATAAGCGGCTTTTTGCTGGTCGTTCATAGCGCGTTCGCTTTCACCAGGTCGAGAAGGGCGCCTTGCAGCGCGAGGTTATTTTCGAGACGCCTGAATATTTCTCGTTCGAGTGGGTTACTGACGAGTTGGACGACGGCGGTGGGAAAGCGCTGACCGGGGCGCTGCATTCGAGCGTTGGCTTGGGCATATAGCTCGGGTTTCTCCGTTGGCCCGAACCAGACGATAGCGCGTGCTGCGTAGAGATCAAGGCCGTGTCCCATTGTTTGCGGGTCGGCCACAAGAACTCGCAACGGGTTTTCCAAATCCTGGAAAGCCTGGAAAATGTTGCTACGATCTTTCTGACTGACATCGCCGTTCACTATGGCTGCGCCGTATTTATCCTTGATGTTCTTATAGATGATATTGATTATGCTTGTCAAGGGGCTAAAAATTATTGCCTTCCCAGGCACTTGCTCCAGTACGTCCATCAACTCGGCGTGTCGGGGCTTGGCATCGATCGCGTGGACTCGGTGGTTCTGGTCGTAGATAGCTCCGAGGCTGATCTGGACGAACTTGATACGCGCCGCGGCCTCATTCACTGCTGATATGGCGGCGCCAGACTTGACCGTGACCACAAAATCCTTCTTGAGATCGGCCATGAGCTTCTTTTGCTCGGCCGTTAATTCCACCTCACGAAGCTGGGTGGTCGTGGGGGGCGAATCCCAGACATCTTCTATGGCAAAACGAATTGAGGGCTTGAGCAACGCGCGGGCCTTCTCGTAGCCGTCCTTGCGCGGCACCCATTTAAAACTGTTGGGCGCGACCTGATACATGGTCTCCATTTGGAATGACTGCTTCGACTTGCCGAAAGCATTGTTCAGGAGCTTGGCAAGGCCATAAGCGTCTGTTGGAGCATTCGGCGTTGGTGTGCCAGTAAGCATCCACAGGTAGTCGCGCTTTCCAAATACGAGACGAGCGATACGGTGACGTTTAGTGGTGGAATCCTTATAAGCACTAGCCTCATCGCAAATTGCGATCTTAATGTCATCTCGTTCGGCCAAGGCTTTACTGAAACCGTCCAGCTCAAATCGCTTTCGCGTGTGGGCGCCGACACCAACGCCATCGAAGTTGACGATATAAAAATCGGCCGGGCGAGCGAGTGCAGCCAAGCGTCGATTAGCGTCGCCGTGGAGGATTTCAACCGTGCGCGCACCGAGGAAATTTTTGAAGATACCATCGCTCCATACCCTCTGCATGATCGATAGTGGACAGACGATAAGCGCCCGGCACGTCCCAGGCTTGTGCATCCGCATCACCGCATCGGCCGCCCACAAGGTCGAGAGCGTTTTGCCCACGCCCATGTCGGACAGCACGAAGCACCGCGGGTGCAGAATCATGAAATTGGTGGTCAGCTTTTGCGACTCGTAGGGGTGGCCGATCGAGGGGTGACGGGGCCATTTGTAGTTTTCGTCAGTTAGGACTGGCGGAACTGGGAAGTTGAAATGCCGAAGGACTTGCGACGTGTGCAAGTTGCGCGGCACCGCCAGATAATGCCCGTTGATCTCGCGCGCCTCGGGGATCGCCTGGCGCAACTGGTCGGTCAGGAATTGCGAGGTATTCCTGTAGATGAGAAGTTGACGTTTTTGATCCAGGTAAAATTCAGGAGTCGTGTTCACGGCGAACGGCTTTGATTTCGCGAATGACCATCTCGGCAGTACCGGCGGTGCTGTATCCGCCCGCCTGTTCTATTTCTTCCATCCGCGTGCGCTGCAATCGGGTTGGCTCTTTTCCTTCTCGCTTCACCTCGATACCCCAGAATTCGCCCTTTATGCAGGCACAAATATCGGGCACACCTGCTTTACCGAAGCCCGCCATGTACGGCAGAAAGTACCAAGCGCCGATTGAATCGAGGTACTTTTTGATTTCTGCTTTTTCGTGCGATTCGGGAGTTTTCATTACGGACCTGCGTAGTTCCAGTCATCCGAACGAAAATCCCACAATTCAATGCGAATCTGGCGCATTTCTTCTTGATGCTTCTTTTCAATTTCGTAATTCTTTTTGTAAACACGCGAGCACGCGCGACAAAAACGCTGTTTTGCCCAAAAGTAAGTAT